CCTGGGATGCCATTGGGGAACCTCCTATCGGGCCAGATGGTGCGTTCTAGCGGGCGGGGGCGGCTCGGCTAGCCAAAGCCGCCGAAGCCGAGCCAGCGGGCGGCGCAGGGGCGTCGGCGGCCGCCGCATCCAGCACCTTCGGGGTCGCCACCGTCGGATCGGCGATCGCCGTCTCGATCCGGGCCTTGATCGCCTCGACCGCCTCCGGGGAGGTCGGATCGAGCCCGAGCTTCTTGATGGTGTCGGCGCCGTGCGCCTGGACGTAGGTGACCGCGTTGGCAAGGGCGGCCTGCTTGATGACGACTTGCCCCTTGCCGGCAAGCTGCTCGCTCGCGGCCTTGGCGCCCGCGTTCAGGCCGTTGAGGACCATCTCCTGCAGCCGGGCCCGCAAAGCGTCGTTCATCTGGACGCCGGCCTTTTGCAGCAGCTTGTAGATCAGGCCGGTGAGCATGGTCGCGATGGCGCCGCCCCCGACCGTCACGACCCAGGTGAGCGCCTGGCCGGCGATCGATCCGGTGTCGATGACCGGGTTCGGCGCGACGGCGAGGGCGCCGAGCGGGCCGTCATGGGCGGGAGAGGTGAATTGCGTCTCTCGCCACGGCGCCTGATCGGATACCGTCGGCGAGCACTTCGGCGAATTCGGGGTTCCCGGCCCATCGACGACGCACAGATTGCTCCCGCCGATCACTGCCAGCGGCGTCTGGATGTAATCGGCAGCGGCCGGCGCGCAGAGCGCAACGAGGCCAGCGGCGAGCAGGATGCGGGCGAGTTTCATTTTTCCGTTCCTCCTGGTTTCATTGACGCTGGATCGCCCTCAACGATTTATCGTGGATGCGGGAGCCAGGACTGTACGCGTTCTGTCCACTCCTGGCCCCATCCCGGCCAGCAGTCCTCGTAAATCGCATGCTCGTAGGAGCGGTCGAGACAGAGGCCCCCGTGCCCATCGAACAAGTTGGGGCCGAACAAGAGAGCGATGGTGATCAGCGCCGTAGCGATCGCGATCTTGTTCCATTGCCGCACAGCGAATGCGCAAGCGATTGCAAAGAGCACCCACACCAAGATGAAGGCCGGTACATTCAGCGTCACGGTTGGCGATGCCCCGGTTCTTGCGTCAATCAATGCGAGAAGCGCTCCAATGACGACGAGCACGAGCAGAGTCCCCGACCCCCATAGAACGATAGCAACCTTGCGTTCGATCTTCATGGTCCGGTCCTTCCAAGCGTAGCTACGTTTGACGATGGCGTGGGCGCGGCAGGTGCGGCCGGGATGGTAGATGACGCGATGGTGCTGATCGTCGCATCCTTGGCCTTGGAGCCGCTGGTCGAGGCGAAGTAAAATGAAACCACCCCGCCGAAGCTCGTCCCGAGCATGCCGACCAGCACGTTGAAGAGCGCGCTATCGCCCTTGATCGGGAACACGAACCACGCGGCGATGACGGCCAGGAAGCCGATGATTATCATCATCGCGATGACGAGGCGCGTTCTGTCGGGTTCCATCGGGAGATCCTCAGTTGCGGGTGACGGTGACCCGTACCACGCCGGCGCTGCGCATGCCTAGCGCGGTCGCGCCGGCCGGATCGAGGTCGATGATCCTCCCGGCGCGAAAGGGCCCGCGGTCGCTGATGCAAACGGTGATCGCGCGCCCGCTCGAGGTCGCGCGCACCCGCACCAATGAGCCGAAGGCGAGAGAGCGGTGCGCGGCGGTCGGGTGCCCGTGGCACGCCGCCAGATGGCGCCCGCCGTACCAGCTCGCCTTGCCGGACTCGGCGAGCGCCGGGCCGCAGGCGAGCGCGGCCAGAATTGCAGTATAGACCGTCAACGGGCGCGAACACATGCGCCACGCTCCGACGAATACGTTGAGTTTGCTGGGCAAACGCATCTGCCACCCTGGCCACCCCTGCAAGCGGGTTGCACTACTTCGACTTCTATCCGATCCTTTTTATCCAATTCGCGCACGCTATTCTGCAACCCGCGAATTTGCTCCTGAATTGAGGGGCCGGCCGGATTCGGACAGTTCCCCATGCAGCCCGAGGGTTGCGCCGAGGCTGGCGTTGCAAGAAACGCCAGGGCGGCACCGATGATGATCGCGGCGCGGATCATGCGCCGAGTTCTCTCTTCCACAGACCCAACTGCCGGCGGCGCTCGGAGAGCCCGTTGAGGCCGCCGTTGAGCGCCCTAGTCTCTCCGACGAGATCGTCGGCCTTGGCGTGTTTGAGGCACCCGCAGAGAATCCAATCCGCGACCCCGCACTCAAGCGTGTGCGCCGGATCGCTGATGAGGTCCGGGTCTTCCATGATGTCGATCTCGACGCCCTGCTCGGTCAGGAACTTTTGCAGCTTCTCGTAGCCCTCACGGCCGGTCACCTGAGAGAGCCCGCGGCCCCGATAGTTGTAGCCGTCGTCGGATGGCGGTCGCCCGTTGCCCATGCGCCCCCCGTAGGCGATGTCGAACAGGACGCGCGGATTGTGCGCGGCGCGCTGCGCCATCGCCGGGGTGAAGTGGGTCGGGAAGACCTGGAGGATGCGCCGGGCCGTGTAGTTGCCGTTCTCGACCATCTCGAGGCCCTGGCCGCACTCTTCCGAGAACTGCGCCATCGCGTGCGCGACGACGAGCGGGGTGTCGAGGCCGTACTTTGCGAACACGGCCGGTGACGATGCGACGATGCCCTCGATCAGGCCGTGGACATGCTGATTCCCGTGAGGCCACCGATGCTCCATGATCTGGACGCTGAGTTCCATCGCGCTTCCCTCCGGTTGTGCCGAGCAATGCTCCCGCGCGGGCGCGGCGTCAAGTCAGATGTCGGCCTCGACGAGGATGCACCGCTCGAATCCCCCGACCGGCTCGCACCGGAACGTCGTCACGGGCGCGACGGTCTTGGGGAAGGGGAACCGGCCGGCGCCAGCGAGGGCGCCCAGCATCGCCGCGAGCAGGAGCGTCGTCACCGCGGCAGCCAATCCAGCCCCCACGTCTCGCATTCGTTCTAGGTCATTTTGTCCCGACCGGATCAAGCAACTGTTCGGCCCGGAAGATCACCAGGGGCTTGTAAGGCGCAACGTCACCGTATTGCCGTTGCGGCAAGCCGAGCTTTTCGATCTGATCCTTGATGAGCTTTATCTCGTCAATGCCAAGTTCTAGCTCCTTGGCGTCGAACACCTTAAAGCCGAGCTTCATCCGCTTGACAAAATCCTCGCCCTTCAGCCCGGCCTCGTTCTGATTGAGCGCCGTCATGGCGAGGCGCCCCAGGGTGAGACTGATCATTTCAGCGCACTGTCGGGGATCATCCTCCTTGGCGCGGCCACATTCGCGGATCGGCTGATTGTCCTGGTCCACGATCTTTGTCGAAAAATCGATGGTGCGAAGTTCCGACGCTACGCGCTTCGGCTCTTCAGCTAGGGCGACCGAGACGAATAGGGAAAGCATAACGGCGACGATGGTGCGGATCATTGGTTTGCTGCCTTTATCAATCGCGCGAGGTCGGCGCGGAGATTGTCATTGTCGGACTTGAGTTCCAGGTAGCGTCGGTCCTCTACCTCAACCCGATATTGGAACGCCGCCGTGATCGTAGCCGTGTATTGCATGTAGCGGAAGCTCTGCACATCGCCGTTGGCGTCGCGGCCCACGAGCCGATCATCCACCCCAACGAAGTCATCCGCCCTGAACCCGACCTGCCGCCCTAGGCTTTCGTTGTCGTTGTAGAGGAAGGAGCCCGGTTGCGCAGACATGACCGTGAAGAACGATGCTGCAAGAGACAGGCGCTCAAAGCCGTGCTTGAACCGGGCGGCCGAAACGAGACAGCCGCCCGCGTTGGTGTCGCGCTCAAACTGTCCGGTCGATGTTACCCAACAAATCGCGGCGGCAAGCGCCGCCGTCGTGGTCGGAAGATTAGGCGCGAAGATGTTGGCGCCGACCCCCAAACTACTGATACCTGGGTCGGCGACACCCGAGCCTATCGAGACGCCACCGCTGGCATTGAACGTAGTGGATAACGCAAGCAGATTCGTACCATTCGGCACCGTGAAGATTGTTACCTTGATGCCCTGTGAAGTGTTCGTGAAATCCTGCGTCGCATTGAAGATTATGCCAGCGTAGCTACCGGTGACGGAGCCATATTGTGATGCGCCGTAACCTTGCGCGAGGTATCCGCCCAAGTTGTCGCCTGACTTGGTCGCGGTCGGAGTAGCCGCCACCCCACGCGCTCCCGACAGCACGAAGCTCGCGTTGACGCCGGTCCCGAAGCTCTGGAAAGTCAGGAACGATCCCGTCGCGTCGGCGGCGATGACCTGCATCTGCACGCCGGAAGCAATGGGCGGCGCGATCCCCGTGGTCGCGTTGAGGCTCACGACGATCGGACTCATCGGGTTGGTCTCGGTGCCGAAGCCAGCAAAACCACTGTTGAGGATCGTGCCGTGAACCACACCGCCGGTCGAGAAGGTCATCTTGTCGCCGCTCGGCGAGCCCGACGAAGTGGAGACCAAGGCGAGCACCGAGTTGGCAGCAGAGCCGCCGTAAAGCGTCGGCGTCGTGATTGATGTGGCAGCGAAAATGCTATCCGCGCCTAGAGCATATTTGTTCGTGAACGTGACGTTCGTGCCAGCGATGGGCGCCTTGAAATACGACCCAAAGGCATTCGTGTAGGTCGTCGCGCTCGACGCGGCGTTGGTGTTCCCGCCCCAGACGTCGTTGTAGACCGTCGCCACCGTGCCGCTCGACGACGTGTCGGTCAGCGTCGCGGCGACGTTGACGTAGCGGATGCCGTTCGTCGTCCACGCGGCGGCAGATATGTTTCCGGTGAGCCCGAAGCTCCCGCCCGAAACCGTCACCCCGCCACTCGCGAGGACTCGCATCCGCTCGATGTTGTTGGTGCCAAAGATCATCGGCGCGTTGTTGCGGGTGCCGACCAGCAGGCCGTTGCTGGCACCAACCGTCGCAACCTCTGCCCAGCCCCCTGCGGTGACGCCGAAGATCGTAGAAGTATTTGCACTTTCAATGATACCTACAACGAAGAAGTTAGCGTTGCCGCTGTTCGTGGCGAATAGTCCATCAAATCCCGCCGTGTTGTTCGTAGAGGAAGTCAAAGCGCTCACACCGCCCGATGCGATTGCGGCCTGGACCGGATAAGCCACCGATGAATTAGACGAGTTCCAAGGCGGCCCACTCTGCGGCCCCATCTGCAACAGGCCGGGGCCGGTCATCAGGATGTTGGGGGTGGAGATAAAGTTGCCGGTGATCGTCGCGCTCGGTAGGTTGAAGATGTTGGCAATCGTAAATGCACCATCAGATGCGAAAAAGTCACCCGTCGTCTGCAAACCAGACGCGCCAGAGCTGGTGCTGAGAAGCATCATCTTTTTGAAACTGCCACCGGCATTGGCAGAGCCGACACTGAAAGCCGAGTCATTGCCGGAAGCGGTAGCGGTCCCGAGATTTGCGGCTGCAAATGCGCTGCGAGAAGTCACAATGCCAGTGCCAAGAATATCGGCCTCTGAGCCTACGCCGATGAGATATGTGGTTTCTCCGCCGCTATCAAGCACGGCGGCGCCGTATGCCCCCCACAGAGCACTTACGGCTCCTGTATCGAGTACATTGCTATAGGCGACGCCGAGGACGCCTATTTTGTCGTTGAGCCCGGCCGGGGGTGGCGTGGTCGTATAGATGACATGGCCCGTGATCGCGGAGAGACTTTCGCCGGCAGTATTGGCGCCCCCCACCGTCAACTTCACGCGCAGGGCGGCTACCGACTTACCCCAATTACCGAAGTCGGAGAACTGGCTGCCGCCCGTCGTGGCTGAACTATACGAAGCCGTGAGCAGATTGAAGGACGTCGGACCCGTGACAGAACCGCTGGTCGGGCCGCTTTGATTGATCAGTAGACCTTGTGTGAGGCTCGCCGCAGTTGGATTGATCGTCAGCGGGCCGCCGTTGAGGATGGCTGTCGATCCAGCGACGGTCGAGCATTGCGAAGAACTCGATCCGATACCCACGGGAAAAGCACCCAGCGTCGTACAGCCGCCAGCGGCAGCTGCCGCCTGCACGAAAGCCGTCGTCGCAAGTTGTGTCGTATTTGTACCGGGTGCAGCGGTGGGGGCGGTAGGAACCCCTGTAAAGGCTGGCGATGTGGCCAATCCAACCGTTATGATGCCACTACTCGGCGTCACCGTGATCGGCGCAGACCCAACAATGTTGCTTGGATTGACCGGCGTGTAGCCGAGAAAGTCCATTTTCCCCGCAAAACAACTCTGCCATTGCCCCGCAGTCGGGACATTGCCGTAGTAGAGGACATTGCTGCATGTCCCCTGCGCCCGCGCCTCGCCGCTCCCGAGCAGAGATGCGAACAGGAGAAGCGCGCCAGCGAGAAGATGGCGGAGATTTTTAATCGTACACCTCCTCGATCAGGATCACCCCGGCTTGGGCGTTCGTGGCACCCGCGCCGACCGTATAGGGGACCGCGACGGGATTCAAGACGTCGAACTCGACGTATTCGCTCGCGCCTCCTGCGGCGCCTGTGGTGACCTGACTGTTGTTGTAGGCCTGCGAGTTTCCGCCGGGAGCGCCTTGTCCGCTATTCGGTCCGCCACCCAACCGATTCGTGCCGCCAGGTGACATGTTGGCGGAACCGAAGTTTCCGTTGCCGCTGCATGAGAATGTTATCCCGAATGTCCCCTGTGCCCCAGCATTCCGATCGATGATAACGCCGGTTCCGTTTGATCCTCCCGTTCCGCCTACGCCGCCGGCGCCAGCCGCACCGCCGCCTTGACCCTGACCGCCCCCGATCGCGGTCCAACCCCCGAAGATCGTCGTCCCGCCGGCGCCCCCGATGGCATTGGCGCCACCCCCACCACCCGCCATGCGGACGTGGATGCGCACTGCGCCGACCGGCGGAGTATAGGTTCCGCTCCCGCTCGTGAGTTTCGTGTAGGTCGGCTGCGCCCCACTCGATGCCGCAGTTGCCCTCCCGTAAGTATCGACCGTCACCTTCGTGCGTGTGAACGTTCCGACGTTGGCGCCGACGCCGAGTTGGAGCATGGCCAAGGCCGTCCAGTTCGCCCCGCCGGTATCGGGATTGGCCGTATTGCCGTCGATCGAGTTGAGCCAGTATTTGCCGAGCACGAAGCCGGTGCCATTGCCGCCCTGCGCGATGACCGCACCCTTCGGGTAGCCATTGATGCCCGACGCGCCGGCGAAGGTTGCGTCGAACCCGACCGGGCCACCAGCGGCCTGCCATTGGTTCCACGCCGTTATCTGATTCAGAATGCCGTTGAAGTCCTGACCGAACGGCGGAACTCCGCCAGCACCAATCTGTGTAAAATTGAGAGGAACCCAACCATCGTTCAACGATGCGGCACCGGCAGTGATGCCAATTTGAGACGCCTGCGGAATTGCGCGGATATACGCGCCCCCCGCATTTGCCGCCCACGGGATGCCGAACTTTGCTGGAATGCTGGCGACTAGCATGTCACGGGCTCGAGATGCTGGAGGCGACGCCCACAGGCTTCGGAAGTACGCCCGTCTGCCCAAGGATCGCCAGCTCGGTTGAGGAGAGATGGAACGCGAAAGTGTAGGTCAACGTCATGTTCTCCCCGTCGGCAACGTAGCAGTTTCCACGTCCGGGGAACAGGTTTAGCAAAAGCTGGTTGATCGCCGGGATCGAGCCGTTCGAGATGTTCGCCAGAGCCTTCGCGTAGATCAGCGTGCGGAAGGCTGAATCGGATAGTGCGAAGTTCGACGTGATCGTCCCGCCCGAATAGAACGGCTGCGTCCCGAACGGCGTACCGCTCGGCGCCGATTCCTCAAACCCGAAATACAAGACGTTGCCCTGGACCTGGAGCACCCGCTGCACGCCGACGATGCGACCCCAGATGTCGAGGCCCACGCCCTGCGCGGTAGAAACATTCCAGATCAGATCATAAAACTGATCGAAGTCGAAAGTTTGGTCTACGTATTGATCGAAGTTTCCGATTAGCGTTGTGAGTATTTGAGAATTGGCATACTGGCTCAACAAGGTCGACCAGAACGAGAAAGGTATGATTGTTCCGATCGGACTGATTCCGATCTGAAAGCGTCCCACAGCATTGGGGTCTGGACCAAGAAAAAAAGGAGGACCAGGAGGACCGCTCATGACACCGTTTCTCTGCATCTTTTAAGAGCGGAGGCGCGCATCTTGGCCCGCGTTTCATCTGTATGCCGACGACCCGTTTGAGCCGCACTCATTCGCGCGCGTGTTTCTTCTGATCGTTTAAGGCCCTTGCCGCCAGTGCCATAGGTATTACCCATATGCGCCGCGCTCATCTTCGCGCGCGTTTCGGCGCTATGTTTTTTGCCAAGATTGGCGAGGCGCACTTTTTCACGCGTTTCTGCCGATAGCGCGCGCCCAATTCGGGCCGCTCTCATCTTTGCGAGAGTTGCTTCTGAATGCTTAAATCCGGCTGGCCGTCCTCCATATCCTTTCCCTGTCATGGAGGCGCTTCTTTTCGCGATAGTTTCTGGAGATTGTTTTTTCCCTAGATTTGCTAGACGAATCTTTTGTCTGGTTTCCTCCGACACAAACATTCCTCGATTGCCTTCTCCTCCATTGGTCCTATTCGTCAGACCGGTCGATGCCGCCCTCCAAAAAGATATACGTTCGCATTCGATTGAGAGAGCTTCAAATTCTGTCAGGCCACTGCGGACAAGCCGCACTTCGGCACACATTCCCGATGATGCAAGGGCATCAATTACTTGATTGTAGCTTCTATTTCTCTTGAACCTGTAGGCGCGATCTCCCGTTCCCTTTCCGACCCAAAAGCAGGTGTCGGTATCGGGCCGCCAATGCTCGTAGACGTAAAAATCGCGTCTCATGGTCATGTAACCGTAACACTTATATTCGGCGCGGACACGCCTGGAATTTGATTCGCTTGTACCACCACCGATCCTGCAGTCGGCACTGCCGCTGTCATGCCGACCTGGCTGCCGATGGTCTGGGAGTTCGTGACGGTATAGGTGCCGGTTCCCCCCGCCGCCCCGGTGAGCTGGTTGACGATATTGGTTCCCGGCAGGACGCCGACGCCGGTCCCTCCCACGCTACCCGAGACGGTCTGATTCGCCGCGAGCGTGCCGGATGAAACCGCCGTGACCGTAAGCGTCGTCCCTGCGATGCTCCCCGTGAAGACCGCCGAGGCCGTATTCGGCGAACCGAGCAGGATCGACCGGACCAGCGCCCAAGAGCCTAGGGCGACCACTGGTGCGACGTAGCGGGTCGCCAGCAGGGTAGACCCTATCCGAGCCCGAGGCCCTCCGTCGGCCCCCGCTGCGGCCGCAATGATGGCATTCTGGATCAGTTGCGCCGCGTTCGCTGGGACCTGCGCCCCACTGACGATGCTCACCGCGAACAAGATCGGCAGCGTCGCCGGCCGGTTGAAACTCACGCTGTAGGACGGCAGGGGAGGGGAATAGCCGGAGTTCGTATCCTGCACCGTCACCGTCGTATTGCCGCCCCCGTAGGAGCAGCCGGGCGCCTTGCGAGACCAGATAGCGTTCCCCACCGCCTGGTCCGCCCCGCCAGCGGCCGAGACGTAGAGCGAGTTCGCCGGCAGCGTGACGCCGCCCGCGACGACTTGCCCGTTCGTCGCGTTCTCCGTTGCATAGGCGTCGACCACGCCGGGAACCGAGAGCACGGCGCCCAGCACCGAGGGCAGCGAGCCCGCCGAGTTCGCCGCGACCGATTGCTGCCGCCTTGTCTCGAATGCTGATTGGCTCTCCGTGTTCTGCCCGAGCACCCCGGAGATCACCGTCACCGAATCCCACCCCGGGATCGCCTGGAAGATCGAGACGCCGTTCGAGGCCGGGACCGCCGTCGGGCCGGGCACCAGCGCCGCAAACGAGACCCCGACCGTGCCGTTGACGCCAATCGTTCCGGAGCCATTCGCCCCGTACTGATTGCCGGCTTGGTCGACGATCAGCGAGTTGACCGGAATGAAGGTGCCCGAGAGCCCGCTGCAGAGGCAGAACACCGTCGTCGGTTCCGCCGGCAAGCGGTGGAGGAAGTAGATATTACCGATCGCGTCCTGCATCCGGCCCTGCGCCGTCGCTGGGTCGGTCTGCGTCGTGTAGTAGAGGAACGTGTCGTTCACATTGCCGACGATGGCCGCCATGCTCGAGGCAAGCTGGCCCTGGGGCGTCGTTAGCGTCGCCGAGTTGCTGGCTGAGAGATTTAGCCCACCGCCGAACGCCGCCTGCAGATCGGCGATGACGCCGGTCAGTACCGCGCTCTCGGTCGGGATGACAAACCCAGTCGGTCCGAACGTTGGTTGCGGCACATTCGTCATTTCAGAAACTCGCGACCGCGGTTGCGCCCGATGCCGTAGTGATCTGTACTTGCCCTGTGACGACTCGTCCCTTGACCGACGAGATGAAGCACTGCGCGGCCGTGACTCCTGGCACAGTCAGCGCCGCCGCAACAAACTGCGCCTTGAGATACGAGAGCGGCGGCGTCTGCCCGAGGATCGTCTGGAAATAGGGGACACCCCGGGAAACATCATAAAATAATTCTCCCAGGAACGTGCGGATCGCGCTCGCCGCATCTTGGGCCAGGGCATAGGGCTCTGTTGCCACGGCGATGTTCCCGTTCACATCGATGAGCATATCCCACTCCACGGTATCCAAAAGCAGAGTCGATGGCATCTCAGGTCCCCGGTATCGGCGGCCCGCTCTGGCCCGCGCCCGTCGTCACGCCCGAATGCTTGTGGGTTTCCAAATCCACGGTCCCACTTCCCTTGATGGTGCCGGGGGAGTTGACATTCCCGCTGCTGTCGATCGTCACCCCGTTCAGGGTGATGCCGTTCGGTGCCGTGATAGTAACACCGGAACCGTTCATTTGTATGTATTGCGTCGGTGCCGACCCGCTCATCGTGCAGCCGAAGTAGGTCGCATCGGCCAGATCGAAACGCCGACCGGAACCCGGGGGCGCCTGCGCAAGCGCGGACTTCACCGCCGATATGTCGCGGTCGCTGACGATGGCGAGCCCTTGGTCGCCGACCACGGGGTCGATGATGATCGCGTTCGCCCCACCCTGGAGCCGGAAGTAGGGGAGGCCGAATATCGTCTGGTGCTTCGTCGCGTTGCCGTTGCCGTCGACCATGTTCACAAGTGGCGTCACGTCGACAGTCCCGATCGGCGAGAGGCCGCCCGAGGTCGAGACCGCCATCACCTCGACGGGGATCGCCGTGCGTACTTCCGCGAGCGCCTGACGGATAAGGAACCGTAGAACATTGTAACGGGAACCCGCATCGCCGGGCTGCATGAAACCGTAACCGAATGTGTTGTCTTCGGTCACTTCGTGGGTTCCGATGTGGATTTTACCAAGTCGAACATACGACTTCCATACCACCCGAACACAAACCCGATAATTGCCGAGGTGAAAGCGACTGATGCTATTAGCATTGCGTCCTCCGAATCAATGCATCCTCTTTCTCAAGATAGTCACGAATGACGGGGACTGAGAACCTGTCCATGCAGAGCGCCATTTGGTGGATTATTTCCTTCATCCACTCCTCTTCATTGGGGGCTGCCTTGATAAAGTCCTCAGCTTTGAACTCCATGACTATTTGTTTTTTCTCGTTGAGGATTGATATTTTTGTCTCGACATCCTCAATATCGAAAATAAGTTTCAATGTGGTCATTGCTGCACCGGCGTCACGAAGGGTTGCGGGAACGAGGGGTTCCACGTCTCGATCGTCGTCTGCCACTTCCCACGCGGGACGAGCGTGTCGATGTCGTGGTCAATTCCGTAGATGCGCCACGTCCCGCCAGCGGGCTGACTTGGCGCATTATTTGGATTCGGTTGTCCGGTACTATTGAGGATGCTGCTTTGCACCTGGACATCGCCCATCATGCGCAGCGTCGGATCGAAGACGGTCCGCAGTTTCAGGCCAAACTCTGTGAAGGTCGGGTAGCCGATCATCTGCCCAGCCGGCGGCGGCGCGATGATCGGAGCCGAACCGTTCCGCGCCTTGCCCTTCGGCACCAGGATCACCGTGTTATTGTCGACCGTCCAATCGCAGCCAGCGGCCGTCGCACACGCCTGAATCTGACTCCGTGGCGAGCCGTAGAAGTACGGGCTCGAGAGTTTCGCGGAGACGCCGTTGTTCTCGAATGTGTAATTTGGCATCTGTGCGACGATGCCTTTAATGACTTGCGCGGCATCTGCGGTGCCCTTCACCGATGTAGGCGCGAGCGCCACCACGGACTGATCGCCCATCGCCTGTGCCGAGACGTGAAAGCCGACGTCGGGCATCTGTGAGAAGTCAGCCCATGCCTGGAGCACCGTGCCGATGAAGACGGTCGGAAGTCCCGCATTTGCGTCGCCGGCCTTGAGCGTGACGGTGTTCCCCGCGACGAGTTGGTAGCGGATGCCGAGCGTCGCGAGTTGATTCATCAGCGAGAGCGTCATCCCGTAGATCGTCATCTCGAGCATGCCGAGACCTGGCGTCGCCATCTTCAGACACTTCGCTGAGATGCGCAGACCGCCCTGACCGACAGAGGTCGCCGCCTGAAGCGTGACCGAGTTAGTCCCGCTCTCGTTGAACGATTGAATCCGTCCGCCAGGCGTGAGCGTGAACTGTACCTCTATGAGGCGCTGGACGAGGGCCACGTCACGCCTCCTCCGCGAAGAGCTTCTGCGTCAGTGCGGCGAGGTCGGCAGGAAAGAGATAGGCGAGCGAATATCGCGCCCCGAGTCCCGTGTAGTACGGGTTTAACGATCCTTGATTATCGAGGAAGACCAAGTCCCCGACGAAGCCGAGATAGAGTTGCCGCACGATCAAATTGAGATTCAAACAAATCGCGCCGGTGATGATCTGCGTCCCGGCGACGGACAAATCCAAAAACAGCCCATAAAATTTCTGATAGATCGCGATCTGACAATCCTGCCCGTTGAGTTGGACGCCGACGGTCTGCGAGGGGAGGGCCTGTACAGGCACAATGAGGGGCATGTCACGTCGCCCCCTGGAGTTCGGTCGTCTGCTGCGGGGTCGCCGCCTGCGGCTGGACCTGGCCGACGGCCTGCGGGTTGGAGCTCGACGGCGATTGCGTGAAGGTCTGCGTCGCGCTCACCCGTACTTGGATGAGCCATACATCGACAACCATCAGGCCGAGCCCGCGTGCCGCCTCCCGGTGGTAATCGTAGTGCCCAACGTTGACGCTCTGGTAAATTACCTCCGGGGTGACGACGTCGTAGAGGTTCAAGTCGCCCGCAATCGCGGCAATCGAATTGAGAAGCGCCTGCCGGTTCGCAGCCGAGCCTCCCGCGGAGAACCTCACCCGCGCCTCGAAGGGCGTCTGCACCTTGTCGTAGGATTCGAACGCGCCCATCTCGACCGGGTAGTTCGAGATCGTCCATTCCTGCTTGAAGTCGAGCGCGACGACCGAGTCGGCGACAATCACCGGTACGCCGCTGAGGAAGATGCCCCACTGCGGCGCGAGCAGGCCGCCGAGCAAGGTGACGGCATCCGCCGCGAGCAGCGAGATCGTGCTCGTCGCGAAGGACGAGAGCGGGGGCACCCCAGGAACATTCGGCACATTTGCCATCACTGCATCCCGGTATTCGCCATCGCCGCCACCGCAGCATCACGGAACGCGCCCTGGAACGTGTCGGTTGCGACGCCGGAGAGATCGGCTGCCGTCGAGGTGACGTTGATGTTCCCGATGGTGACGGTCGAGCCTGCGCCGCCTCGAGCGCCGCCCTTGCCGATACCGGCGAACTGCGCTCCTTTCCATCCATGCCACGGTCCCCAGCCGCCAGAGGCCGCCTGATCGAGCGCGAAGTCGATCTGTTGGTGCACCGTCGAGGGGTCGCGCGCGTCGAGGCCGGTCTGCCGCGTGAAGACGTCGCCGAGCCCGGAGGTCGCCATGCCGCCACCGGCAATCCCGCCGTAGTGGAGTTGAAACGGCCCGAAGGAGGAACCGCGGTCGCCAACATAACTGTAAAGACCTTCACTGCGGGCAACAGCAAGCGCAATCTGCGGATCAATTCCTCGCGCTGTTGCGGCCTTCCTAATATACGCTTCGACCCCATGGGCGTCATAGCCGGCACCACCGGATGGCCATGAAGATGATGCCGTAGGAGTGAATCCGAAGCGACTCCCGCCGCCGCCGAACATCCAGCGCCACGCATCGCCGACCGTTGGCGTCATCAGCATGTTTCCAAAGTTCGTCGTCAGGTCTCCAACTGTTTCATTCTCACGCCGATTGAGGAATCCGGTTACGTCCCACTTCGAGAAAAACGCCGTCAAATCATCGAAAAGCTTCTGGAGTTTCGGCGATGCCCAGTCGGCCATGATGCGGCCGATGTTCCGCGCGGCTCCCTCCATCAACGCCCATGACTTCTGCATTTCCGCAGCATGTCGCGCCTGCTCCGCAGTGAGTACGCCGATCGCTCGCGCCTGCTGCAGTCGCTCATTGAGGCCAGCCCCGCCGAGCGAGACGAGATCGAGCCCGGACCTACCGGCACCGATCATCGACATGAACTCGGCGAGCCGCGCCGGCTCCATTCCCGCCCGCCGCTCAGCGATCATTCGGAAGATTGCGTCCGGGCTCATGCCGAGCACATTGACGCCGGGAAGTAGCGACCGCAACGCGCCTATTGCTGGCGCCGGCAGGCCCATCTGAAATCGCGTCATCTCGGAGCGGAGATTCTGGAACGACTGCCTGATTTCGCCCTCGGCTGCTCCGACCGTGCGCGCGGCGTTCTCCCACTGCGAGAGAACTTCGACCGGCATTTCAAGATAGCGTGCCGTGCGGCCGGCGGCCGAATCAACCTGCGCAAAACTGGTGAGTATCCTCTCGATGCCGAGGCCGCCGAGGAAGATCGACGCTAGTTTGAGCGCCTGCGTCTGGAGCATCTGAATGGATTCTCCGCCCCGCTTTGCCAATGCCTCCCACTCGGTTGCGCCCTTCTGCGCCGCCTCGCGCGTCTTCGCGATCGAGGATTCGGCCTCGCGCTGGCCCGCGTGCCATTTCGTGGGGTCCAAGCCTAGTTCGACCACAAGCGCGTCGATCACGGTCGGAATCGTCGCCTCCCTCAATCCTCATCACGCTGACTCAGAAGCTTTTCATTTTGCGCATCGACCACCACGATCTCGATCAGATCGTATAAGTCTTCCGTCGAATAGACCGTGTCGAGCTCATGCAGCGTCGCCTTCCCGGTCGAGACGATCATTCCGATTGATTGCTCGACGTTTGGGTATTCAACGAGGTCACCGTGGCCGACGCTATCTCCGCCAATTTCGAGACGACGTCGGCCGGCGTAAAACCCACATGCAACACGAAAACCTCGTTTCTCAACTTGAGCCGGGTCGTGATTTCCTCAATGTCATCGCCCTCCTGGCCGAGATCGACGAGGGCGCGCGCAATTTCGGGATGCGCTTGATTCGGCATCACTTTCACACACGTCATCATCTCGTCTATCAGCGGATCCGCGTCCTCTGAGCGCATCGAGCCGAGCATCTTGATCCCGACGAAAAGAACGCCGATCACGCCGAGGCGCATGATTTCTGGGGGAACCTCGACGCCAGCGCGACCTAGCGCGGTGAAGAACTTCACTCCCCACTTCTCCGCTGGACGCGAAGCCATCTCGGTCAAAAGAAAGCACTTACCATGATCGCGGTTGTAGTCCGGCGCTTTCTCGTCCGCGCTCCCGTCCGTGATCTGGACGATTTTCGTTTTCCGCATCGCATCACGCCGCCGCCGGGAGGATCGACTGCCAGGTGATGCCGAACTGCTGCGGTTGAAGCAGCCGCTTCGCGTCGGGCGTCGGCTTGTAGCGCCGCAACACGCCTTTCGTCATCGCCCACTTCTTGCCGATCGGCTTGAGGATCGTCACCCCCTGCGCGTAGAACAAATCCTGGATTTGCTGCTGCGTCGCCCACCAAGTATCGAAGATGAACGTCGAGGGCGAATCCGCCTGCAGCCGGAAGTTCTGCTCCACCGGCACATAGACGAAGCCGGCCGAGAGGACGCCATCGACGCCCATCATCACCTCGGCCGATTCCAGTTCGTTCGTGGTGAAGACATCGTCCACCGCGAAGCCTTGGAGCTGCTGCGGCGAGGAGAAGAGGCCGGGGATCATGATAGTGACAATTGCGGTGGCACCCGTGATCGAGGCCATTTGTTTGCTCCTTTCCTATCTGTCGACCTATTGCAACTCGATCGACGAAAGCTGAATGGCTTGCACCGACTGGCCATCACAATACCAGAAGGCGACCGGGGGCGATTGTCGCGCCGCGCGGACCTGGGGTGACGCCGGAAGCGTTTGTAAATACCACCCGCGTTGCTGGAGGGTCGGCGCAACGTTCGCCCCCGCCTGGTTGTTGACATTTGCGGTCTGCGCTGCCGAGAGCGTCACGCCGGCGCGGATCGCCCCGAAGTTCACCCCCGCATTGATCGGTCCGGTGAGCGATGCCTCGATCAGAGAATTGCCCGACGGGTTGTAGGGGATCGAGCCGACGCTCACGAGCAGATTGAGCAGCGCGAGCTGGAATTGATTGTTGAGCCAGATCTGGTCGACGAAGCTGTCGATCCAGGAGAACGGCCCCGAGATCGAACCGGGCGCGAAGAAGATGAAATTCTGCGCCGCCGTGCCGACCGCCGCATAGCAGTTGTAGCCGTTCGCAACTAGATTCTGATATGCGAGTTGCGCCGTCACCCCCGCGACAAGACCGGACTGCGAACGGCCTTGGAGTGTCTGCCGCCCATTCGGCTGCTCGAAGTCGATCGAGGCGATGGCACCGCACACGAAAGCGGCGAGGTTCTGGTCGGACGGCTCGTAGACGAGCACAGTCCCCGAGTAGTTCGATCCGTTCGGCCCGACCAGATAGCCCATGCTGTTCGTCGCCGGCACCGTGGTCGTCGGGTTGATGTCGGTGTCCCAGCAGACGAAGACGTAGCGGTTGTTCTGCCCGTTCGCCCACGCTGCGAAGGCAAGTTTTTGCGTCGCCGGCGTCACCCCGCCGTCAGGATCAAATCCGAGCATGAAAGTCGCCCAGTTCTGAGTGATCTGGACGATTGCGTTCATGAAGGCTGCCGGCGTGGCCGCCGCGGCACCCTGCGAGAGCACCGCCCCGGTGAGCGAGGTCAGCTGCAGCGCAGCCGATGCGCCAGTCCCGCCGGCAAGCGTCCCGGTTGCAAACGCCGAAGTCGAGGGCGCCCCGGTTATCCCTGAGGTGATGATGAAGGCCCCGGAGACCGAATCGTAAGTCACGACCACCGGCGTCGGCTCGAGCGTGATCGGTGACGACGACATGGTCTGGTTGACGCTGACCCCGTAGGTGCCCGTCCCGCCGGCCGTGCCGGTGATCTGCGAGAGAACCACAGTGCTCGCCGCGACCCCGGTGCCGATCACAGTCTGCCCGATGGCGATGTTGTTCCCGGAGATGCCGGTCACCGTCATCGTCCCGCCGGTGATGGTGGCGGTCCCGGTCGCCAGGATGATCGGGTTGCCGTTGAGTCCGGTCTGGATCAGCGCCGCAGCCGCCGAGAAACTCGCCGCGCCGGAAAGGACGATCGAGGAGGCGACGCGCGCGTAGCCATCCATCGTCACCGAGAGCGAGCCGGAGAGGGCCTGCAGCTGCGCCAACGTGAGCGCCGCGACGCTCGCCCCGCGCAAATAGGCCGCGGCCGCCGAGGTATTGTATTGGGCGAATAGGACCGAGCCGGGTTTCACCAGCGAATTGTCGAAGCCGCCGAAGTAGCCGCTGCCGAGCCCGGAGCCGCCGCCTGCGATCTGCGCCTCCTTCGAGGAAGCACCGAAGAAACTCGCCACCGAGGCCGCAGAACCGAAGGCCTGGACCGTCGGGGTGTTCGTGCCCGAGAGCGGAACCCGCGTGCTGGTCGTCAGGATCAGCCCGATCAGGTCGAGCTCTGCCCCGCCCGCGCTGATGACGCTCGGCGTGACGTTGACAAAGGTGGAGGCCGGGATCGTGGTCATGTGATCTCCTCGGCCAAGGCTGGCCATAGGTTGCTACTTGGCTTAAGATGCCGCTGCACTGGGGATCGAAAACTGCCATGATTACTAAGACTTGCACCGATTGCGGCGCCACCAAACCACTTGATCTTTTCAGCAAGCGGAATCGATCGAAGGATGGGAAAAGATCTTACTGCAAGGACTGCGGCGCACGACAAACAAGAGACTGGGTCAGCCGGAATAAGGAGAAAAAACGCAAAGCAGACGCAGATTACAACATTAAAAATCATGCGAAGGTCAAGGCTACAAGATTGAAGTGGCTGGAGAAACATCCAAACTACAATCGCGATTATTACATACGCAACTTCGATAAAGATCGGGAGGCGGCCATTGAGCGAGCTCGACTCTATCGGAAAGCCAATCCTGGTAAAATCAATGCATGGTCGGCTGCCCGTCATGCTCGCGAACTTCGCGCTACGCCACCGTGGGTCGACCATAAAGCGATTCAATCTTTTTACATTGAGGCAGCCCGCCTGACCCGGGAGACCGGCATCAAGCATCATGTCGACCACATTTATCCTCTCAAATCGAAGGTGATGTGCGGCCTGCACTGCCAATTCAACTTGCAGATTCTCACCGCGAAGGAGAACCGATCCAAGTCCAATGTGCGATGGCCCGGTCATGGTATTTCTATCAGCGAGACATTGGCGGCGTCGGCAAATTGCAGAGGAAGCAATACTGCCTGATTCGCTTGCATATGAGCTTCAACAACCCATCTCGTTTCCCACTGCTGCTCCGCATTGATGAATGGAATCTGCTTTGGGTCGTCCGCGTGGAGTGGTGTCACGCCCACGATGGGATTTCCTCCGCCGTCGAGCGCGGCCGCGAAGGCGTCAACCCCGAACTGATCCCGGAACAAGGTCGTGATGATCTGGGCGTTGTCGGAACTGCCAGGTCCGTGCACGTCGAGCTGGAAGACGGCGTCGACCGGCTGGAGGAATGATTCGGCCCCGCACGACATGGTCTGGCTCGGCGACGTCTGGCTCGGAGCGACCAGGTACGTGCCCGTCCCGCCCGGAGTGCCGGTGAGTTGATTCGTGATCGTGGAGTTCACCGCGACCCCGGTGCCGAAGAGCGTTGCCCCGCTGCCGATGGTCCCGAGCCGCAGCGCGGAAACTGTCATCGTCGTCCCGGCGATCGAGGCCGTGAAGGCTACGTCCGCGTAGGAATCGACGTTGGTCTCGATGCGGTCGCGGCGGAGCGGCCAGAAGACGACGAAGTCAGAAAACTGCGGCTCGGCAACCCGATTTGCCTGCCCAGCGACGATTTGACCAGCGGAAAATTGCGGGAGGGCGCTAAGGAGGAAGGCCCGAAGGGCGGTCTGCACGTTTGACGACGTCGGAGCGACCGCGGTCATCCCCGGTTCCTGCCTGCGCTGAGGTGTGCGCGCACCTTACAGGCAAGAAGCCGTGCTTTACTACCGCACCAATTAGTGACAGATGGCTACGTTATTTGTAGATGGAGGCGCTTATCACCCCAGAGGACGAAATGATCGAGAAGTTCGAAAGCGTCCCCGCGTACCAGATGCAGAATGGCTGTCCGGCGATGGCGCCGAGCGGAATGCCGGTGGTCCCGACTGCGGCCGTCCCGTCGTCACGCCAATAAGCGGCCGCCGATGTGCAGACCCATGCGTACTTGCCGGCAGGGCATGAGGCCCCGAGCGTCGCCGCCGAGGAAGGCGAAAACTGGCAGAAGCCGACCGGGACCACGGTGATGCCGGGCGAGCCGACTTGGGCACGCGCGTCGTGAGTAGCTTCGCCGAAGAAAAAGCAAAGCATCGCCATGACCGCGACGAACCCGGGCATGAAGAAAAAGCTCCTCGTGATTCGCCTCATCTTGATTTCCTTCTCGTTTTCAAGAGCCATCCTGGAGGACCGCGACGATCGAACACCAATCCGGCCACTGCTCAATGACCCGCGCCGTAAGATACACGTTCCCGTCGGAGAGCGTCAGGAGATCGCCGCCCTTACTCGAGACCCGGATGATCGCGTCAACCTCGCCGTTGAGGTAAATCTTGCGCATCGAGCCCTGGAGATTGAGGCCCTCGATCTGGCGCAGGTCGCGGTTCGAAAGGTCTTGGACTTGGGCGGTGACGGTCACAGGCGCCGCATAGGATGGGGTAGGGGTTCCGTCCAGCGCAATCGTCGAGCCTGTGCTAGTCCGTAGCGTCGCCGCCTGCATGGGGTTGACGGCGGAGATCGGTCCCGAAACGATTCCGTGCAGGTTCACGCGGCCTCCTTGCTGCAATGCAACCAATTTTCAATAGACCGCTCTGGATAGCCCGTAAGATTGGCGATGTCTGTCGTATCGAATTTGGCCTCCCGGAACCATAGCCGCACGCGAAACGGCATATCGACCCGCGGCACGTAGAGCGGCTTGAAATTCCTGGAGACAGGAAGATGCACCCAAGCCATTGCCGCTCTCACTCGGCGGCGACCGGCTCCCGGTGCCGCCTGCGAATCACCGTCCGCGTCATCGCCTCGATCTCGGCGCGCCCGCGCTCCCCGAACTTCCTCCCCACCATAGCAAGATAGGACGGCTCGGTGAAGTATGCAGCGAAGGCGTTGTCCCGGAAGTCGAGGATCTCCCGCGAGGTCAAGGCGGCGGTCGGCAATGGGACGGCGTCGAAGCTGTGCTGCGAGTAACCGGACCACGTCTCCGGCAGTGGCAGGCCCTTGGCAACCGCCTCTGCGTAGAGTGGCGAGCCGGGATAGGCCATCGCGCAATAGAAGTTCGCGAACTCGCACTGCAGCTCCTCGGCGAGGTCATAGGTCTGATTCATCGTTTCCAGCGTATCGTCCGGGAGCCCGAAGATGAAGTTCCCGATGACGTTGATCCCGGCCGCCTGGATCGCGCGCACCGTCTCGACAATGTCATCGGACTTGAGCGCCTTCTTCGCCCCGTCGCGGACGTGCTTCGATCCTGACTCGATCCCGAGTGCGAGCCAGCGGATGCCAGCGGCGCGCATCTTGGCGAGTGTGTGCGGTTTGACGGTATCGACGCGGGCATACGCCCAGATGTTGAGGTCGCGCGCGAATGTAAGCCGAGTGAGGCGCTCGCAGATTTCGCCATAGTGCCGTTCGTTGAGAACGAACATTTCATCGACGATCTTGAAAGTGCGCACGCCGTGAGTCCGGTAGAGCATTTCGACTTCGGCGCAGACCGCGAGCGGCGAGCGCATCCGATAGCGGTTCGTCTGGAACGGCGCGTTGATGCAGCAGAATGAGCATTTGTACGGGCACCCGAGCGTCGTGTAGATCGAGGCGTAGGGCTTCCGTTTCTCTGGCTCCCCGAGCGTTTGCCAGTTGTGAGCGCGATAGCGATTGACCGGGAGCATATCCCACACGTCGCCGTGCAGTTGCGATAGGTCCTCGATCAGCGGCGCTGATGGGTTGATGATGACCTGCCCTGGCTTCGGGCCGCGCCAGACGAGGCCAGGAATATCGGCCAGATCAGATCGAGTGAGAACGTACTCATTTTCTTCATTCGATTTGAATAGATGTAGCAGTTCTTCGATCGTGACCGGCCCCTCGCCGACGCAAGTATAATCGACCGTCTCCTCGACCATCGTCCGCTCTGGCAGCGCCGAGACATGGCCGCCGATCAGGATCACCGGGACGCGGCAAACCTGCTTGATGGCGCGGGCGACAGCGCCGGCTCCCGTCATCTGTTGCGTGCTCGCGCTCGGCTGGTGCCCATAGGCGACAATCGCGCAGAGTCGCGGCTTCCAGAGCGCGACAAGGGAACCCACGTCATGCGGGTCATCCTCGGTCGCCTCCATGTCGAGAATCTTGACCGAATAGCCCCGGTCCCGAACGTATCCCGCAATCAGGCGGCAAAAGAGCGGCGGCTCGATTGCGGTGAGGTTGCTGCCGAGCGCGCCGTAGATTTCCCGGCCAGCGCTGGGGTGGATCAGGAGGAGGTCGAGTTTGTCGGTCATCGGACTTCGCGCCCTTCCGCATCACGGAAAATTGCTGGGTAAGAGTCGTTGCCTTCCGGCCAGCATTCGGGACATGGAATCTCGACGGTGGCAGCGCCTTGGGGATCGGTCGGCGCCCTATCAAAATTGGTCGTTGCTCCACAGCCTGGGCATGTCGCCTTTAACGGGATCACGATTTCTGCCCTGCTGCGGTCAAATCCGCAGGCGCGGTCGACCATCAGTTCGATTGGGGAAAGCGTCCTCATGGCACCATCGCCCTCGACTCTTCCCCCGCCGCGCGCTCGACGTCGGCGTCGTCGTGGTGGGTGGAGAACTCGAAGATGACAGAGTCGCGCAGGCCAGCGAAGCGGTGCCAGGTGCCGGATTCAATATCGACCGAGTCTCCCGGCTGCATGATATGGATAGCGCCGTTCAATTCCATGCGAACTTGGCCGGACTGGAGGTAGAACGTCTCATGCTTCACCGGGTGCCGGTGCAGGCTGCACTGGAAGCCCTTCCGCAGAACCAGCATCTTGCCGCAGTAGGACTCGTTGTTGACTATCCAGCGTTCCTCGCCCCAGACCTTTTTGACGATCTTCAGCATCCGGGCTTCCTCAGGTCGGGCGGCCAAAGCCAGAGTGAGATGCGATGCCATGCTCGGCGCCACCATTGCGGCGGCCCTTCAGCATCGAGCGGCTCTAGTGTTCCGGTCTTGAATTTCACTGATCGCGGGTCGCCGGGAAAGTTGCCGAAATAGGCTCTCGCGGCGGCGATCTCTTCCTCAGACGTTCCCATTTTGCCCTCGGGGCAGCATCCGCAGTCCGACTATAAGCTCACGGATGCCGTCGTCCAAGGAGAACTGAGGCCGCCAGCGGGTCGCCTCGATCCGGGCGTTGCTGACCACATAATTCCGCTGGTCGACATCGGCCCCGACCGGAGCATCGAGGAACGTGAATCCCGGGACGTGCACGGCGATCCGCTCGCACAGCTCGCGCTTGCTGATGTTCGCGTCGGAGAGCCCGACATTGTAGGGCTTGTCCCGCATCGCCTCGAAGTTCTCGATCCCGTAGGCGAACGCCGCCGCCGCGTCCCGGACGTGCAGGTAGTTCCGCTTGAAGTGGCTCTCGTAAAGCACGACGGCCCGGTCGGTCATCGCCCGGTGCACGAAGTCGTTCACCAAGAGGTCGAGCCGCATCCTCGGCGACATGCCGAACAGCGTGGCCAGCCGGAAGCTGATCGCGTTGCCCCGCCCCAGCACAGCCTCCTCGGCGCGCACCTTGGTGACCCCGTAGTGGCTGATCGGGCGGAGCGGCGAGTCCTCGGTGCACTCGACTCCGGGTTCCCCGATGCCATAGCCGCTGTTCGTGATCGGGATGAGCACGCGCTGGCTGATCGACATGCGGTCGAGCGTGTTGCGGATCGCCTCAGTGTTCGTGCTGTGGGCCCCGATGCGGTCGGCCTCGCAGAGCGGTGCGCCGACGAGCGCGGCGAGCGGAATGAACACATCAGCATTCTTGAGCAATGGCTCGACTACCCGCATGTCCCGGCAGTCACCCCGCACCACGTCGAACGCCTGGTTCGCGCAGAGTGCATTGAGAGGCATCTGGTTCCAGAGGAAATTATCGATCACCGTGACGTGGTGCCCTTCCGAAAGCAGGACGCGGACGAGGACACTGCCCAAATATCCCGCCCCCCCGGAGCAAAGCACACGAAATCCCATCACGGAATCTCCTTCGCGAGAATGCCGAGCAGGCTCTTCGCCAGAATCTCGGCATCCTGCCGACCCATGATGACGGCGGTGTGGAAGATGTTCCCCTCCTCCGTCCCAAAGCCCTCGCCGAAAGTGATTCGGACAACCTCCTTCGTCGCACCGACGGTGTGGGTGTTCGTGTAGATCGGCCGCACTGCGCCCCAAGACGGACGCGACGCGACGTGGCTCCCGCCGTTCCCGTTCATAGACTCACCAGAACTTCACGATGAAGTGGATTATGACCCAAGCCACGCCGACCCAGAATGAGACAAATCCGATGCAAAAACCCCAGATGATGATTACGGCAGCGAGATCCTTGGGGACCACCTTCTCGGTGAATGGGAATGCGCGCCTCATAGCGTCCTCCGGATTACCTCGGCCAGCCGCTTGATTAGGTCTGGCGCTGACCAGGGGGGATTCCCGCAGAACATTCCTGTGACGTGGATTAGATCGGCCTTGGGCGTGGGCTGGTTCGCCCATGGAAGCCCATAGGGAGATTTTGTAAAGCTCCCGCCAGTCGGAAGGCGGCAGTCGATCGAGGCCGCCCGGAGGGCTCCTACTAGCCGCCGGCGGGCCTCCTGGCCGGCATCCACGGTGAAGTGGAGCGAAAATGGGCTCGGGCTGCCGTTCCAGGGCGGGAAGGTGACCGGGAGGCTCGCCGCCAGTCGCCGGAACAGGGCGTCATTTTCTCGCCGTGCCTTGATGAAGCCGGGGAGCTTGCGCAGTTGCTCGCGGGCGACCGCGGCGCGGATTTCGTCGGAGCGGACGTTGAATCCGAAAATTTCAAATCGGTATTCGTCCTCGAACCGCTCCGCAGGCTGAACGTCGCGCAGCCAGCCGTGCGCTCTCAGCATCCGGCAGAGCCGATTGCATTCGTCGTCGTCGGTCAGCACCGCGCCGCCCTCGATGGCTGATACCTGATGGCTGAAGAAAAAGGATTCTGTCGCCATCAGCCCGAAGGCACCCGTCGTCTTGCCATTCGTCGAGGCCCCAAGCGATTCGCAGTCGTCGTTGAGGAAGTAGGCGTCGAGCACCCCGGCCACCGTGTTCAGCGTCCCGAGCTGTGCCGGATTGCCGAGTATCGAGCAGCCGACCACGAGCCGGATACCGGCCGGATCCTCTAATCCGAACGGGTCGGCGTTCCAGCCGTCGTCCACATCCATCAGGACAAGATCGAGGCCGTGCTGCACGAGCGGGGCGTAAGTCGTCGCCCACGCGATCGCCGGCACCAGCGCCTTGTCCCCCCGCTTGAGCGGCTTCTCGGCGCGATGGAACAGCGCCGCCGTCGCCACGAGGTTCGCGCTCGAACCCGAGTTGACCATCACGCAATGCCGGCGGCCGTGGTAGTCCGCGAGTTCCCGCTCGAATGCCGCGACCTCGGGACCGGCGGTCAACCGCCCGGACGCGAGCACGCGCTCGATGGCCGCGCGCTCCTCGGTAGACCACGCGGAAAATGCTGTCGGATGGTCATAGGTCATTTTGTGGCCACCCATCGCCATCGTCCGTTACGGCGCGGCTGAGCACCTCCCATCGATGGCCTATACAAACCGGGACGCCCCTTCCGATGACGATGCCAGGCGGAAGTCGGCCACCATGTGCCGCGAACGCGGATCATGCTCATGCGAATGATTCGCTCAACAGAGTCTCGTTCGCCCGCCGACTGATATGGCGAAGAGCAACTTCGGCTCCCGTGCCGACCTTCGCATGGGGCAATTCTTCATCGGCCAGATCGGCCACGAATTGGAGCGCCTTCCGCAATCGGCTTACCTCCGCTTGGTATTTTTCCACGCGGGTAACTGCGGAATCTTTGCTGAACCGTTCGACTTCGTTCTCAGTAGTCATAGTCAAGCCCTCCGTGTCCATTTGCTTCGTCGCACTTGCGCAGCAACCAGCGCCAGAACCATCGCGGCCGGCGGTCGTTCCAGTCCATGCGCTCGGCCAAATCCCATAACCGCTTGAAACGCGCATTACGGACGTTGTGGTCAGGTAGCGCGATTCCGTCTCGATTAGGCATAGAGTTCCGTCCTCTCGATCAGCAGCGTGCTCCCCTCCCGCTGCAGCGCCTTCCCGTACTCCGGCACGATCCGGTCGGCGGAATCAAGCCGGACGACCTCGACGGTTTGCAGCATTGAGCAGAATGCTTCAGTGAAGTCCCCGAGGTGTTGCGGGCCGGGATCGAGCGGCACCGGAGTTGCGATTGCCGTTCTCACGATAACGCGCGGCCGCCACGTCGAGTATCGCGGCAGGGCGTCGAGATGCAATACGAGTTGCGACATGGCGAGCAGCAGGAAGTTGACCCGCGGATAGCACGTCACCGGGATCAGCCCCGTCAGCGACATGCCCGTCGCCATTCCGAGCTGAGCATCCTCCATGACGGGAAGCTCAAGCAGCTTCTCAGGCGCAATGCCGCGGAACGTTTTCGCCATAGCCGTGCCTTCCGTCATGGCCTGGCCCATGAAGATCGACCTCGGCTCTTCGGCAATCATCAGCATCGCCGCCCGCAGTGCATCGAAGTAAACGCTCATTCCTCGTCCTCCTCATGGGGCGCGTAGATTCCCCAGAGCACGAGCATGACGCTCCCGACCGCGAGCACCCCGACGATGGCGAGAACCCCGTACATTAGAAGTCCACACGCTTGCCGGCGCCCGAATGTGGAAATGGTAAAACGTACTCATAACGCCGAGTTAAACGCGCATCCGACCCTTCGCATCCATCGTCCCAAGTCTTTCGCGTATCGGTGCAAACGCTCAAACCGTTATCTTCGACGACGAACGTGATCGGCAGGCAATGCCCGCGCGCATAGTTCCAGCATTCGTGATAGATGCCCGTGCGACTTGTCATGTCCCCGAGAAAGGCCCAACAGCGCTCATCCTTCCCCGCTCGCTTGATCGCCCATGCGATCCCGAGCGCGATGGGCAGAACCCCGCCGACGATGGCGGATGAGATCACCCGACGCGCGGGAAAATTCAACGCAATCGAATGGCCTTTCAAAATCGCGGCCCGCAGTTCCTCTGGCGGCACGCCCTTGAGCAAACAGTGGTAGTGCGACCTCCAAGAAACTGCGCACCAGTCCTGTTCACGCACGTCGGCGAAGATGTCCAGCAAGGCCTGCTCATTGCCGCCGGCCAGATGTATGGGGGACCGGATGCGTGCCGCATTGAAGTCAGCAGCCACGGATTCCTCAAACGCGCGGAGAGATTCGACAGTGTGGTTCGTGATCATTCGCCGAACACATTCCAATTGCCAAACTCTTCGATGAGGTCTGCGGAGAAGCAATCAATTTTATGATCGGACCGACCACCATCGAAAGCGGCGAGAGCATTCTTCCCGGTCGCGCGGACGCCGTTAACGGCGTGGGTCGCCTTCAACCGTCGAAGCTGAACGGCGTCCGGTTCATCCGAGTTCCCATCTCGTATGCGCGTTTCGTTCTGCCAGATGTAGGCGTTGGCAAGTTGAATCACGACGATTGCCTTAATCTGCTCGGCGCGAAGCGGCGGACGTTCCGCGAGGATCAGATCAATGTCGTGCATGATGAGTTTCAGCTCGGCGCGGTAGTCATCGCGGTGCTCATCGATGAAAATTTCCTTCTGGAGCACGATGGTGAGGCGGTCGACGAGGTCGCTCAATGTCGGCAAATACTTGCGCTCGTTACCTGGAAACATCGGGCGCGCCAGAAGGGAACCGAATCCCCATTTGCCGGATGCGTAGGCTTCCCGCGTCTCGGGATCGAACTTGACGCCTTGGGCTTCCAGCGCCTCAAGAATGAGCTTCTGATGCGCGGGAGAATTTTGCGGCACGTAGGTTCCCCCGTCCGCGCACCGTATCGGGCCGGGCGCCCCACCTCGTTCGTGCTCGTCGAATCGGAGGCCGCAGCGGGCGCAGATCGGGACCATACTGGAGGGGGAGAGGGGGATGTCGGGGCCGTGGTCGTCGCGGCCGTGCTGGTCGGTCATGTTTATCGCCGTTTCCTTGCGGGCACTTCTTCCGCTGGAGGCTTCACAAGAAGTTGGCGAGCATGCTCACTGAGCGGCTTCAAGTCGGGCCGGACCTTCATCAGCGCGCTTATGAGTTCGTCGATTTCTTCGCGCGTACAGATTGATCCGCCAAGCACCACAGCGGGGCCGACAGATGTTTCCCCACCTGGATGCACAAGATTTACCATTTGGGTATGGATGATGTAAGGCATAATGAATCTCCCGGCCGGTTCAGGTTGCCCAATCCGACTATAGGGAAAATTGTCCCGGTGTCTAGTGGGTAGTGACCGTAGCGGCCTCGGGCTTGACGCCCATACGGTTTTTCTGGGCGGCCTCAACGGCGAGGGCGCGGACGCGGCCGAGCGTGGCCTCGAAACCGGATTCGGCCCATCCCGGCTTCTGGCGCATGTCGTCCACGATTTCGGCGAAGATGAGCGCGTCGGGCGGGCGCAGGGCGAGCGACCTTCCAGCGATGCTCTGGTAGACCCTCCATCCGGTGCCGTGGTCGTAGTGGATGCCGACCTGCAACGCCGACCCCGGCGGGGCGGTCGAGATGTGCAGGAGCCAGCCCTTGATCTGGAGGAGGCGCTTGCGCTTGCCGCTCATTCAGGTCAGGCCTTCGATCTTCCCGTTCGTGACGTGGAAGTGCGCGTTGCATCCGCCGGTGAGTTGGACCGAACTTGAGCCAGCAACCAGCGTCAGGTCGTCGATCCCGGTCCCGGTCAGGTTCCAGCGCCCCGGTTGCGGCGACACGTCCTGCGGGACTGAGGGCGACCAGCAAATGACCGAATGCACGCCGATCCCATCTGGATGCCCGAGAAAGCACTTCGGGCAAAGGAACATCACGCCGTCCGCACCCGCAATCACGTCGCCCACATCTTGAAATGTGTGATGGCTTTCCAGTTTGAGGAACTTCGCCTCTAGCTCGCGGAGTGTCGTCATGCCGCCACCGCCTTCTTCACCCGCGCCGGGTCGAGCACCCCGATATGGTCCAGCGCCCGCCCGACGCAGACCTCGGGCGGGAACTTCGCCTTGAACTTCTCGAATTGCGAGGCCCACACCCCGCGCCAGGCCGCCCGCACCAGCAGGCATTGGCTGTAGAAGCCCTCGATCGTGTCGGAGAATCGCACAACTTCATCCCATGGCTTCGACAGCAAATGCGGCTCCGCGACCACCGGGCGCCCAAGGCAGAGCGCCGTGTTACATCGGGACGACGATACAAGGCCCATCGATTCGAACTTCCTCACCTGGATGATGACCTTCGCCCGCCGCATCGTCTCGTCGCGTTCCTGCTGCGTCGCGAAGTCGACCACCAGCCGCACCGCCTTCTCCGTCCCCACCCGCTTCGCCAGCCGCTTCAAGATCGAGTGCCGCCGCGGTGTGAGCGACCCGTAGAACCCGAACTCGTAGTCCGGCTCCTTGTCGGTGATGCGCACCAGCGTCGGCGCATACCCGAGCTCGATCGGCGCCGCCGGCGCGAATTGCCCGTACCACTTCGTCACATGCTCGCCTGGCACCAGATGCAGGATCCCCTCGCAATACTTCGCCGCATCCGGGAACCGCTCCTGCCGGTAGACCATCTCCCGCTGCGTGCCCTGGTTGAAGCCCCGTTCGCTCGGCTCCTCCGTCGCCAGGATGATCCAGCGCGCGCCTTGCTGCGCCGCATTCGCTACCAGATTAACGCTGTCCTTCGTGAAGCCTTCGACAATGACGTTGATGCCATCGGCCCCGCTGACAAGTTTGGTATTTGAGGCATCCCATACTGCTTTGTGGCCCAAGGCATTGATTTGATGGCCGAAAATTGCAATTACGTCCTCAAGAGAACGCTGTCCTACTTCACTGTGGTTACCTAAAAAAAAGCAAAATTGTTGGCCCATTATTTCACCTCGAAAGCAATAGCATTGATGGTTTCTGAGGTGTGAATCCATGGCTTGTCAAACCCTTTGCGGGCTATCGTCGATGCCTTCAACGGTGGGCTCGTGATCGTCGCCACTGATTCGCGAAGCTCGCCGCTGATCTGCTCACCGACCATGGCCATTGCGGGCTTGGCGTCGAAGTCGGTTTGTTTGAGAGCGGCGGCGACGGCCTCGCCCCACTTCGGGGATTTGGCGGCGATCATGTTGCGAAAGGCGGGCCTGGGCGGCTGGCCGCGCGAGGGCACGCCGTACTCGGTGAGAGCGGCGCGGAGGGGAATCGACATGCCGTCTGAGCCCGTGGCTCCTTCGAGCCATCCGACCCGGAGGTTTGCGGGCGTGGTGATGTGCTGCGCGAGCTCGTTCAGCTTTTGCCGCAATTTCTCTCCCCCGCTGATGGTCGCCATTTTCAAAACCCCTGGATACCGAGCAAGTGTAGCAGACCGCAGAGGAAGGCGATGTAGAGAACTTGCCCGAAGGTGAGGTCGAAGAGGAAGATGGCGTCGCTCATCGGGGCATCCGTCCGGCTTTTCTTCCCCGCGTGCCGGACAACGCGGTTACAAACCTGCGGCGTGAGACAAGTCCAAGGACGCACGGCATCGCTAGATGCTCTCCGCAGGACCGGAAGCTAATTGCGCCTCCACCATAGCCTGATGCCAGGGCGCAAGTCATGATAGGGGCAGTGGGGTTCATCCTCCAAGACCTCAAACTGTTGGCGCCAGAACTCCATCGCCGCGCGCACGAAAGATACCCGATAAAGAACCGATCGATTACGCGACCGCGCCATGCGCCTTGTGATAATCTTGTGTGTTGCCGCCAAATTTATCATCCGAATGACTCGCTCATCGCAGCCACGGCAGCGCCCCTTCCGCCTCCTCCAGAGTCTCGTATCGGACAATGCCCGGCCGGTTGCGGTGCGATGGCGTTGCGAGGTCGAGCGAGCCGAGCCGGTGCGGCACCACGTAGACCCCGCCATCGTAGGAGACAAGGTTCATTGAGCCGACGGTGGCGAGGAGTTGGGGATTCGTCGGGGGCGCGAAGATGGCCCCTCCCGGCTTCTCCGTCGGGAGGGGCGCGGTTTTATCGTCGGACCCCTGAGGGCTCGTTCGTAGTCCTCCATGCTGCACCACCTCGCTTCCCTGCTGGAGGCCAATTCGCTCGAAGACTGAGGTCCAGAACGGCCGCGCGGCGTGCCGCTCGAGCATCTTGCCCCGCATCCGCTCCGCCATTTCGCGGTCGGCGTCGCCACGGGAAGGGGCGGCCCGGATGATCTGCTCTGCGTGGTCGTCGGAGCCATACTCGAGGAAATCGACCCCGGGCTCGAACCACGTCCGCGCCGGCGAGTCACTCGGCTCGAGCAGGCAGGCCCCGGCGAGCGAGGCCTCGACGAACCGGCCTTTGACGTGCCGCTTCTGGCCGGTGCCGGTCCGAGCGTCGTTGATGACGATCCGGCAACCCGAATAGAAGGCGCAGACCTCCGGGTAGGAAACCCATGCCCCCGGGTTGAGCCATACGAGGCCGCTAGATGCGAGTCGCTGCAGGATGGGGGTCCTAGCACCCCCACCCCCGCAAAAACCCGCCAGCGTGCCCCGCTGGGGCCAGGGGAGGGGGTTAAACATGCCGGGATCGACCGGGGTGAGCGCCACAAGGCCGAAACGGGCGATCGGGTTCTCCCGGGATCCGTCGATTGCGACCTGGAGGCGGAACGCCCCGGCGCGATCGTATTCCTCGAGGAGCGGCCACCAGGGCGGGTCGGCGGCGTCGGAGCAGATGTGCACCATCGGCGCCACCCCGTTCGCCCGCCAGAGGGCGTCCGTCGTCGGGATCGGGCACCCGTCCTGGTGCGGCATGCAGGCGCCGATGTAGACGATGACATCCGGGCGGTGCTGCTCGGCGATAGCGCCAACATCGGCGCCGAAGACGTCATACCGGACGACCGCAGTATCGGGGACAACCGCCGTGAACGAGCGGACGAGTTTTTCAGTGTCGGGCGTTCTTGTAGTGAGGCAAAGGCCCTTCATGATTTTGCTGCTCGTGTGCGAAGGATGATGTTCAATCCTTCATCTGAGCACGCACGTTCCGTGAGATCGTTGTAAAGTACCGCCGCCTCATACTGCGATTTGCAGACGACGGTGAAGTGAACCTCACTCAAAATCATCGAAATCCGTCCAGCCTGAAATGAGAATGGTTCGCTCATGCCGTCACCTTTATTGCGGGTGGAGGTGGACGAGGCCGAGACCGCAGCGACCGATCTACCCAGAGACGCCCCGGTTCTAAGATCAGGAAACCGGGTATAGGCCGAGCCGTAGGCCCTCTCACTTCGCTGAGACGACATTCGCGCATGAGCCCTTTCCGGACCAATGCTTCCCCCGTCTGCCAATTGTCAGGCCAACGGTCAATCCACCCCCGCGGTTCGCGAGCAGCGAAATGCAGCATCTCGCGTTGAGGTGCGCTCAACCGCATAGCTCTGCAAACCGTTTGAATGGCACGCCGCCGGGTTCGCGATATTCAGCCCACGGCCAGCGGCGCAGTATCGATTCGTCCTGAGCTCTGAGTATCGCGGTACGCTCGCCGTCCGGAGCGAGTGCGAAAATCCACCGATCCTTGACGCTCTCCTGCTGGCCCTCAGACCATGCGCCGTTGCCAGTAGGCGGTGGACGAAGGCGATGCCAAGTCGGCGCCCACCACCAATTGCAGGCCCGGTAAAGCGTCCCGGTATGGCCTACCGATGGGTCCGAATAGCTGACGATGGTCGTCGCATCCGGCCGGATGGCGCGCAACGCGCGCACGAACGCCGCCCATTGTCGGCTGCCGTCGTTGCGGATTCCGCGGATAAGGCACCAGCGCACCAGCTCGAGCCAGTGGCCGGGAAGCCGACGCGCAGTCGGCGATGCAATCACGATGGCGCCGAACTCGTCCCTCCACGCAACACCGCGATCAACTGCGCCGAGATAGTGGTTCTCGGCGAGCAGTCCAGCGATTGATCGGCAAGAAGTCCAAGTCATGCCAGCACCTTCATCCCGATCCGCTCCAGCACCTTACCCCAGAACGCGGAGGGGGAGTGGCGCTCGATGACCTTGCGGCGGAGCGAGAGCGCCATTTTCTGCGCCTCTTCTGGATTCCCTTCAAGCCATTCCAAGCCGCGTCGAATATCGGAGATTCCTTGATCCGGCCCTTGATAGCAGCGGTAATCTTTGCCCATCTCAAACCACTGACAAGTGGGCGACATTTCATTCTCGAAGAGCACCGCCCCCGCGAGCGCCGTCTCTATCACCCGCGCCTTGACGTGCATCCGGTCCCCGCTCCCGGTCGCGGCGTGGTTCCAGACGCAACGGCAGGAAGAGAGGAAATCGCGATAGCCGGCTTGGCTCGGGTCGGTGTGGTCGCGGTCGCTGATCGTCAGCAGGCCGGCGCCGAGGAGCGAACGGATCGCCGGCGTGCGCGGGTGCAGATAGCCGCCCGGGGGCGGGTCGCCGAGCTGGTAACTGCCGCGGAAGCCGAGCCGCACCGGCCGCTCCGCCCACGGCCGCGGCGGATCCGGAAACCCGGCGGGGTCGATCGGGCAGAGCCCCGTCATGCCGAACTCGCCAATCGGCCCATCCCTCACGCCGTCGATGTTGACCTGGAGCGCGAAGCAGCCCGCATCCTGATAGCGCCGCAGCTGCGGCCACCAGTCGGCCTCCGACCCATCGCAGCACAGGTGCACGAACGGGTGCCGTCGGCCTATCTCGCGGAGCACATCGACATTCGGCATCAGCGCCCCGCCAGCATCGCAGCAGCCGATCATGAGCACCCAATCCGGCCCCTGCGAATCCACAAGGGCCGGGAGGCGCTCGAAATAGCGATGGTCGGGCAGAACCTCGATCCCCTCTGCGGAGAATTGCCGCCGGTGCTGCTCGTAATCCCCCGCGTTGTGCACGTTCATGAGGTCATAGACGATGGGCTTGACCTCGTGCCCGAGGCCGCGCAACGGCTCGTAGATCGGCGGGCAGCTGGTGGAGAATGTCCGGAGGACCGTTACGCGCATCAGCCTGTCCCCGCCCGTTCATGTTCGGGCGCGCCTTGCTCGCCGCCCCACGTTGGACGCACGCCGGTTTCCTGTTCGATGATGTCGCCGACGGCATCGCGCATTATGTCCATAAACGCTTGCTTGCGAACCGGATGATCGCGCACGAACGCCATCGCGATCGATCCGAGCCAAAGCGCCCCCTCCATAGTATCTGGCATCGCGTAGTAGGCGTTCCAGTTGTTGCCCTCTACGCGCAACGAAAGACGACCAATCTGCTGTTTTTTCATTGCGGCTTCCCCTTCCAGATCGTCCGCGCCCCGGCCGGCAGCATGTCGAGCGGGACATCAACGTTGAACCCGCGCAGACTCGTCACGTCATAGCCCGCCCCGTACCGATTCGCCCACCGGGAGAGGAAGAGGGCCATGTCGGCCGCCGTCGTATGGGCTTCCCCAATCCAGTCAGCACCGCCGCTCAATACTGGCATCTTCCGAGCGTCGTCGGCCAGTACCCGCACCAGCGGCTCGCGCGACCACTCACACCGCCCGCCCGCGCTCCATACCCGCATCCCGAGATCGCAGTCCGCGAAGCCGACCCGATAGTCCCCAGTGAGCCAGAGGCCACGCGCAGCGTCGCGTCGGCGCATCAGCGGGAAGTAGGGATAGTAGTTGCCGAAGACGGTCCCGATTCGCAGCGTAAAGGCTTGGCGCAGCCCGAGGCAGAATGGCGATGGCGGGCCGCCTCGGTCTGCAAACGCGAACTCCCGCGCGAGAAAATTGTCGAGCGCAATCTCATCCCATCCCGGCACGAACTCGTGGTCGTCGACCCAGGCGAGGACGAAGTCACCAGTCGTCTTTCGCAGCGCAGCCTCATGCGCGGCATTAGCGCCTTCCGAGTCGCCCTCCTTTATCCAGACGACGCGGACGCGCCGGTCGAACTTGAGTGCCGGCTCGTAAGGGGAAACGACGATGATCTCGACATTGTCGTGCACCGTCGCTCGGATATTGTCGAGCGCGCGCTCCAGCGCGGGCGGGTGCAGGGAAGGGAGGGTGATCGAGATCATCGCTCAGCCCAGCGTCGGAGGTCCGGGCAGAATGCCTATTTCTTCGAGCCATATGGTGAAGGCCAAAAGGCCAAAGCTGCAGAGCAATATGCTACCCACGAATAGAATGGAGAACAGCAGCGGATGGGCATCTTGAAAGCAGATCATGAGATTTAACCTCCTGATCCGCCGATCATAAGGGAAAATCGTCCCCGTGTCTAGTAGCCCGGCCAACTCCCGCCAGGCCATGCCCCCCGCCAGCCGGCACCGCCCCAACCACGGCGGGGCGGGAGGTATCGAAACGTCCTGTAGACCTTCGTCAAAGCCCAGAACGATGCACCATACTGCGTTTGAATCCAGAACGCCTCGGTATCCGTGATCTGGCTGGAATACTCGGCGCTGACATGGACCGAGCCTTCGGCGGCATCGCTGATGCGGCCGACGAGCCCTGGTGCGGGTTGGCCGGTCGATGTCGGCGCGAATATCTTCGCGAAGTGCGCGGTCGCGAAATAGAGCGCCTGCTGGGCAAGCGCCGTGCTGGTGACCGGGCCGGTCCCGTCGTTCTTGAAGAAGTTGGTCGCCATCCCGAAGTAGAGCAGGACTTGCGGCGACGTCAGATAGGCGAACTCAGGGAAGGCCGCTTGCCACGCGACGGGGTCGAAGTTGATGATGACGCCCATGCGGAAAGTTCCGCTAATTCATGGCATTTATTTCAAACAGATTCATGGAGATGTCGCCCGGGAGCGTCCCAGGATTTCCTGTAACGCAGATGATGATCGGCGCGCTCTCCGTCGCCGTGAGCGCCGTGGGTGCCAACAGAGGCGACACCGATCCCGCGACCTGCGCCTGCTGGTGGATGCCCATCTGGGTATTGGATCCAGCGATACCGTATTTGAAAATTTCGGCCTGAACGGACCACCCGCTCCCGTTCGTAAGCACGCTCCCCGTATCGGCGACGAGCGTGCCCCCGTTGACGACCTGACCGATGACGGCCGCAACCGGGTTGAAGATGATCTTGACGCGCTTGCTGTTCGTATTGCCGCCGAACGAACCCTGACAGGTGATGCATACACCACGGCCGGCGATGTCGAACGAGTTGCCGGGGATCGTATAGACGCCGAGCACGTAGTCGTTGCCACTGCCGCCGCAGGTCACACCCGCGCTGATCGAACGAAAGATATTCCCTTCGGCCGCAATCTGGGTGCCACCACTGCCAAACCCCGTGGCTTCATTGGGGGGGCCGTTGCCGCCGTTGGCGAAATCCGCGCCGACATACTGCCATGAGGCCGCGCCGGTCGCGGCAGAACGGCAAAGCCAAGTCCGCAGCGCGCCGGCGGCCGTGTTGATCCACATCGAACCGGGCTGGTAGCCCTGCGTGTTGTCGTTCGTCAGCCCGGGATCGGTGATGGCCGACCCGTTGTGCACGAACGGACCAACGGCACCGCCAACGAGGCGGTCGAGGGTCGAGGGCATGGGCGTCTCCTGCTTCTCGGCGCGTCAGATCAGGCGGCCGTGCCTTCCTTCTGGATCGAGAGCCCCGGCGCGCGCGGCACCCGGTCGTCGCTCGCCACCATGCGCGGCGAACCGTCGGCGCTGCGCACCGTCTTCATGCTCATGTCGAGCGGCTCGAGCCCGGACTTGACCTTCGCGTGCTCCTTCGCCGCCGCCTGCGCCCGCTCGGGCGATTCATAGGCGAACAGCAGCTTGTTCTTGAGCAGATGCGAGTCCGCGTTCTGCTCCTTCCACAGCTTCCAGTCCTCGATCGGAACGTTCGGCGTCAGCGCGTAGCCGGCGACGACGAGGCACTTTGGCTCCTCGCCGAACACCTTCTGCGGGCCGTAGATTTCGATGACCTTGCCGGGGATCGGGTCCGCGCGCTTCTCGGTGCGCAGGCCGCCGCCGAGAACAGGGACCGTGACTTCCCTCGTCTCAAACAGCCGGAGCGTCAGGCCCGGGGGGTGCTTGCACGCCACCGTCACCGTCTTTGCGCTCTTGTCGTCCGCCATCGGGAGCTCCTTTTGCTCGTTCCTTGCTGCCCAACCAGTCGATGACCTTCGCGTGCCACCGCTGCGGCAGACCGCCCGACACCATCAGCGTGCGGACCTGATTCTCGCCCAACTCCTCGAGCCGGGCGACGACATCGACCTCTTGCGTGGCGACGAGCGGCATCAGATCCCGATCATCGACGAGATACAGACCGGCATACGGACGACCGCACCGAATGTTCCCCCAGTTTGCTTCTGTCTAAAGGCGGACATCGCACGAATGATGGGATGCGCGCGCATGCGCTCGTTGAAGGCGCAGTAGCCGGTGTCCTGGCCTTCGAGCGTGCGCGCGATCAGCTGCGCGAAGTTGCCGCCTGCAACGCCTTGCGGGTTCGTCGAGGAAAGCACGCCGTACTGGATCGCGCTCTCGACGGTGAGCCCGGGGAAGTTCTTCTTCAGCAAGTCGGAGACGTTGACGTTGAAGGAGTTCGTCGCGGTCAGCGCGCCCTCGGAGATCGGCGAGAGTGCGAGCACCATCTTCGTCTCGCGATCGACAAGGCCCGCCGTCTGGTTGACCAGCTGCAGGAACATCGCCTCGATGTCGAGGAAGATTTCGTTCGCGGTCGCATTGACCGCGGTGCCGACCGTCCAGGCCGTGCCGCCGGCCGCCTTCGTACCGGGGGTCAGGGAGGCCGTGAGCGACGGATCGTTGAGCAGGCCGTAGTTCTGCAGCCCCTTCACCCCGAACGCATAGGTGAGGTTCTGGAACTTGTTCATCACGGTCGCGGCGGCCTTGTCGACCTCCGAGACCCAGTTGATGCGGCCGAGGCCGGCGCGCTCGAGTTGGAGCTCGCCGTACTCCTTGACCACCTGGTAGAGGTAGGCTTGGCGCTGGGGCCAGTTCATGTTCACGCCAGCGACGCCGTTCTCGTTCCAGTCGCCGTAGGACGAGACCTCGCCGGTGTGCTCGACAGTCGGGAACATCACGGTCTGGTCGAGCCAAGTCCCCTTGCGGACCTCGCCGTAGATTTCCGCGATCTTGTTCGGCGCGAACAGGATCTCGTAAACCGCCGGGTCGATCAGAGTCGTCAGGAACGCCGGGATGCCGGCATTCGGCGACGTAGTCAGCGTCGGCTGCGCGTCCAGCGCGAGGGTGTAGTCCCTGCGGAACGGTTCGGGCACATAGCCGAACGGTTCCGCGCCATCGACGAAGCTGATCCCTGCCTCGAAGTAACCGGCCCTGTCGGCATGCCAGGCCGCCCGAGCTTCCTGCAGCGTTCCGTACATTTTCGGTGCTCCTATGGGTCCTGGTGGCCTCTACCCTGCCGCGCCCTAGCCGAGCGCGACCGCGCTGATCTTCACGAGCTCACCCGCGAGCCCCTCCGACATGGCGATCCACTTCGTCTCGACGTTGAGGTTCGAGCCGATCGGGGAGGACGACATATTCTGCGCGGGCGTGACGATGTAGGTGCCGGTGCTCCCGGCTCCCGTGCCCAAGGCGACAATCTGCGTGTTCGCCGCGACCCCCGAGCCGGTGACGACGTCTCCGACCCCGAAGCCGGCGGTCGTGATCGCCGTGACGTTGAGCAGGCCCCAGGTCTCGGTCAGCAGCGCCGAGGCGACGGTCTGCTCGCCGAAATTCAGCAGGTACGTCCCGGTGCCGCCGATCGAGCCGGTGAGTTGCGAGACGATGGCCGTGTTCGTGATGACGCCGGTGCCGCCAGTGATGAGGCCGCCGATGACCAGCGTGCCCGTCGCGACGTTCGTCACCGTCATGACGTTGCCAGTGATCGAGGCGTTGAAGGTCGCCGTCGTCGAGGCGATCGTCCCGGTGCCGAGCGCGCCGCCGATGGGCGAACCGGTCGCCGCGAAGTTCGCCGCCCCGTTCGAGAAGGCCGCATAGGCCTTCTGCCCGATGAGCGCCGTGGTCGTGCCCTCGTTCTTGACCCAAAAGTCGCCGGTCGAGAACAGCGTGATCGGGAACCCCTGCGGAACCAGCATCGAGGATTCCGCGAGATAGGTCGTGATGAGCGCCTGCTGCTCGCGGTGCACGAAGCCGGTGACCGGCCCGGTGCCGGTGTTGCTCACGCTCGTCGGCGCGCCGACATCATCGAGCGGTGCGACCGCCCAGGCGAAGCGCCCGACCGTGACGCCATTCGGCCCCGCGACGAGGCCGCCCGCGCCGGCGAGAACCGAGTTGCGGGGATTGGAACTGGCGAAATCGCCCGCCACTGCTACGGCAGGCTGGACCCCGACCTGCGTTTGAAACGGCATGGTGTGCTCTCCTTGCGGGTGTGGGGGCGATTCTCGGTCAGGCGTGCCGGATGCGCGCCGCGTTCGGGTGGCGCTTGGCGAAGTCGTTCACCGCAGCCGTATCGACGGCGATCGTCTGTTCCGCGCCGCGGCGGTTCGGCTTCGGCGCGATGTCGAACATCGCCTCGTAGGCGGCTGCCGGGACCTTCGCGAGCACATCGTCCTTCACGCCGAGCATCCCCAGGGCGGTCTTGAAGACTTCGGGGGCGCTGTCGTGCGCAATCGCCAGCTTGCCGAAGAACGGCTCGACCTTGATCTCGGCGGCGCGGACCTCGCGCATCTGCTGCATGGTCGCCTTGCGGGTGTCTTCCGAGTTCTTGCGCAGCGCGGCATCCATCGCGGTTTTCGTGACCATGTTCTTGTCCTGCGCTCCGCCGGTGTTCGGTTTGCTTTTGAACGGTGGGGGCTCGTCCTTACCGGCCGTGCGCTCTTTCTCGAGCCGCGCGGCCTTCTCTTCTTCGGTCTCCTCGGACTCTTCCTCGTCCTTGCCGGCGGCCGGATGCATCAGCTTCACGGCCTCCTCGATCGAGGCGTCGTCCATGCCCTTGCCCTTGAGGAACTCGCGCATCGGCCCTTCGTCGACCGTCGGCTGCTCCTCTTCGGGCTCTTCGTCCTTCTCGACGAACTCCTTGCCGACCTTCTCGGGAATACCGAGCGTCGAGCTGCCATGCGCTGCGGCTTCCATCGCCTTGTGCTGCGGCTCGGAGACCGACTCGTCCCCCTGCTCGCCGCCCATGTCCTCGAGCGCGTCGAGCATGTCGACGACGTGGCCGATCTTGGCGTCCTTCGCGAGCGGGACCTTCTTGGGATCCTTGAGGAAGGCCAGAATCTTCGGCTTCTCGTCTTTGAAGTTCTTGCGCGTCAGGTCCTTGAACAGCGGCAGGATGTCGATCTTCGCATCCTTGGCGAGGACCGGACCGAGCGCATGCGCGGTGAGTTGCAGAGCGCGGGCGGCAAAGCGGGTTGCGGGCATCTTCAGGTTCTCCTTCGAGTCGCCGACCACGACGTCCGGGCCGGCCCTGCCTTCCTCAACTACTGCAGCGTGATTCACGACGATATCGCGCATCACTCCGTCATACGGCTCGCCCTCGTAATCGCCCGGCGTCATATCCGCGCGATAGTGGTAGCCCATCGAGATTTCTTTCTGCTCGCCGGAATCGATCGCCTCGATGGCGACCCCACTCCAGACGACCAGGCTGTTGTCGAGATACGGCGCGTTGAAGATGCCGTCGGTGCCCGTCGAGCCGATGACGAACTTCTTGACCTTGGCGTCGTAGTCTGGCGCCGTGACGGGGACGTGCTCGCTGAGCACAGGCTGATTGTTCGATGTCGCCGCTGCTTTGGCGAGTTCCTGCGGATCGCGCAGCAGCTGATAGACCTTCTTCGGATCGAGCCCGAGCTTCTCCCAATCCGGAATCTCCTCCCCGACGTAGGGACAGATATTCGCCTTGCTGATGTGGGTGATTGCGACGTGGAGCCGACCGTCCTTGTCGATAGTGCGGGCCGAACCCCGGTCCAGCGCGATGACGTTGGCGGCCACTCGTGACCGGCCGGCCGCCTCGTCCATCGCTAGATTGTTCCACGGGATTGGCAACTCGCCACTTCCTAGGTCGGAAGTGCGGAACCTACATGCATCTAGTGGGCTTTGACTACGGGACTAACTAGTGCTAGATGGTGCGGCACTCCAAGGAGACCCCCGATAATGGATGATGTTGCATATCGAGCAAAGTTGATCGCGTCAGGCGTCATCCCGGATCGGCTTGAAGAACTCTCTGGTCACCAATTGGATTGCGTCGGCAACATTGTCGATGTTTATCGGACGACGATGCGCAAGCAAAATCCGGCGCGGTTCGAGATTCTTCAAGCCGCAGCCTTCATCGACTCCGTCGCGAATCGTGAGCCTTGGTATTACCGCAGTGCTCTCAGGCAAGGACCGGCGGTGAAAGATTGGGATCGGTGGGAGTGGGGCACCGCCCGCGGCAATCGGAATCTATCTCTAATGATTGGATGTCTCGGTGTAGTGCTGATCTTGATTGGCATCTGCTCATGAAAACCCGCACCACCATCTACCTCCCGCCCTCCCTCAAGAAACTCATCGAGGACAGCGCGGACGAAAAGGGCCAGACGCTCTCCATGTGGATCGAGCGAGCATGCCGCGCCGCACTCACGCCGGCGGAAGAGAAACAAGCGCAGCCCGTTTGAGCCGCGCCCGGTCGGCCTCGGCGCGCCAGCATTTGCCGCAGAGATCGTGATCCGGCTTCGGGGAGCGAACCCGATACCGCCCGCGCTTGGAGCGCACAGCGCGCACCGGCCGTCCACATTGCGAGCATGCGCAGCAGCGGCGCTTTAGGCCCGCAGTCCTGGGATGATCGAGCGGCTCACGCATCGGCAGTTTATCGCCTGTCCGGGGTAGAGGAATCTCTTCTCTGCTGGGTCGTACCAGCCGGTCGCAATGTCATAGGGCTTCCCGCTATTGGCAACATGCGTCGGCCGCGGCTCCTTCCCTCCCCCGGAATGTTGCCAGATGGCTTGAGTGATTCCTAACTCCTTTTGCCGTGCAGCCGTCATTGTCGCGGTCGCGAGATTATTTTGTGAACGAGCAATGAGTGCTGCCCGCCGCTTCGTCACCCCGAATTGATCCTGCAACTCTTTCGATAGCGCACCGAGGTCGCGGCCGGCCTGAACTGAGCGTAACACCGCGCCCTGAACCTGCGTGAGGTATTGGGCCGGAATCGAACGGATGAGTTCAACCTGCTGCTGGATCGTGGCGTCGAGGACATCGCGCATCGCTGGCGTTAATTGAAATTTGACCGAGAATCCGGCATCCTGCAGGATCGCCCGCAGGTTCGCGTCCGACCGATCCTTCATGGCGGTTGCGAAGTATTCCGCCAGCCGAGGGGCGGCGGCGTTAAAGTTCGCCTGCCAGCGCGCGGCGACCCGCTCCATCGCAACCTTGAGCCCAGTCGCTGGGGTGACGAGATAGGCCATTGCCGCGTGGCCAGCCTCGGTGAGTTCGTAATTTAGCGCGCCCGAGGCCTGGCGCCGCAGGATGACGAACCCTTCCCGCTCCAAGTTGTCCAGGATGGCCTTTGCCGGGCTTGCGGGGTGCCTGGGTGCGGTTTGGCGCCCCTCTGCTACCCGCATGAGGTATTCGATTTCGGCCTCTGTAGGTTCGTAGGGGAGGTCGTCACGGGCGAGGACGGGAGGGTCGCGCCGCCACGCCGCGGTCGCCCAGTAGCAGAACGATTCATGCATCCGCGCGATGAGGCCCGTGAGTTTCCCCCGCATCAACGCCTCGAGCCCCGCGTTAGCGTGGACGGGGCGGAGCGATTTCTGTTTCGGGAGACGAGCCATTAGGCAACCGACTGGTTTACAACTGCACCACAATTGAAATCAGCAAATCTCGGAACTCGACCGGAGTCCGCAAGCGCTGATTCTTGGAGAGACGTTGGCAGGCGCCCGTCTTGATCGCCCGCGCTCGTTCCTCCTTAGAGTGGAATCCATCCTCTAATCTTACAAAATCTCCCGGCGCCGGCCCCCAATGCAATTCGGGAGGATCGATGCCGCAAGCATAGAGCCATGTCGCCTTGCGAGCTCGATGCCCATACCATCCCTGCTCGACGCAGCATGTCCAACCTGGCGCGAGCAAGCCGGCCGGCACCCATCCGCCTCCACGGGGCGGCGCATTGATTCCAAAATGCCGCCAAGCGTGGCTACCTTCCGGGTGTTCCAGAATGCCGCCCCATGCCCTCACGGCCGCGAATGCTGCAGCAAAACAGCCGTCATCGTCCCCCAGCTTGAGACGCGGGAATGTCAATGGCGAGCCTCCCCAATAGCGGCCCCATCGTTCGCATGGCGGGTGCGCAACCACGGGATGATGCCCGGCATAGGTCCGCGCGTCTCGGTCTTTCCCCCACGGGTCAACGTTTGCCAGACCGAAGTAGGGACCATCCTTTTCGACAAAGAGCGCGGCGATCATCGTTGTAAACCGACTGTTAACGACGCCTGTAGACGGACACGGTGCCATTTGGGTGTGGCACATATTTGCTTTCGATCTTGCCGTCTGACACAAGGTTCTCCAATGCGTGCCGAACGGACGTAGATCCCCAGCAATTCATTCTGCTCCATATGCACCGCGCAGTTTCCCACTGACGGTTCACAGCAGAGAAGGTATCGTCTCGCACGGTCATTGTATATGGAGGGTTAGCGATTCACAATTCTCACGGGGCGATGGGATCGAGCCGCGTCCGCTAGAATGCGCTGCCATTTCTTTGGCCGATGAGGCCCCGCCGCGCCGACATTCGGCTGTGGGTCATTGCGCGTGCCCTTCATAGTCGCGTGAGCGCGCTGTTTTCCGGGGCGATTGCCCTCGATGAATTTCGGAATTCTAGATGGGAACCCCATATCACATTCTCCCGTTCGTTGCTAACTTGGAGTTACCGACATTCGTCATTCCACATCGCCTCGTCCGAGGCGGCGATCAATTGGTTGAATGTCAGTCCTCTCGACCTCCCCGTTTTATCGGCACGCCCATTTGCGAAGCCATGTCGATAGCTTTCGGAGCGATTCGCGGACGGCTCTGGTGTGTCAAGATCAAAACCGTCCATGTACCCTTGGACCATTTCGTCATTGGCTGGCCGTCCGAATGGCATGATGACCTCGTTGCTAATCTTGGATTACCGATTCCTGTTTTCCCAAAACCTATCAAGCCATAGGGGGCCGTCTGGTTCATAGCGGAGCGGTTGATCCTGCATCCTCTTCCAAGTTTCGTTAGCCCACCTGACGATCTTTCCTTGTCTGCGGACCCATGACTCGCTGCGCACTATTCGTTGTGCCAATTCTGCGAGACTAAGACGCTTGACGATTTCAGTATTTTCGTCAGACATAAAAGTCACCCCGTTGCTAATTGCCCATTTCCACTCAGAATCCTTCCTTGCGGAAGTGGCAAACTGCGCAGCGCCCCTCAGTCGTTTCAGTCACTCCACCACAGTTCTGGCATCCAGTAAACTTCCGCTTTGGCAGACGTTCCTTAGCAATCCTCCTAGCGAGTTTTTCCAGAATTTCTTTCATGTTCATGCCGGTAATCGCTTACTTGCGCGGCCTAAGCCAGTTGGGGATTTCACTCATCTGATTGCTCCGCTGTATCCTGCTCATTTGCCGCGGCCGCCCGGCGCTAGAAACGAAGGCATTGGCATTGCCGCCATCATCGCCGTGATGTGCTTCGCCAACGGTTCCTGCGCATCAATGTAGACGCGACGGATCAACGACGATAGTTCCGCATGGAAAGTTGCCTTGTCGTAATCGTCAGGAGGAGCCCAACGCTTGAAGAATGCCTCCGTCATGGCCTCGAAGATCATTTGATCCTTGGCCTCTTTTACCTTACCCATCATCGCGAGTTGAGTTGCCGTGTTCACTTTTAGCCTCCCGTGGTTATGTTGTCATTTACGATGTGCGCGGTTCTGCTGTCAGAAGAACGGCCATCAAACGGTAGGTTCCAATGAGGTCCAGATATTTCATGCCGGCGGCCATGGCCTCATATGGAGCATCCCGCTCAAGCTGCTCGGCTACGCCGCCAACGCAGGACCATGCATCTTCTGGATCGGTGAGCCCCATCTGTCGGCAATGATCCAATGCGGCGGTGCGCCTATAAAGGGGAATCGGCTTCCCCATCGCGTCGAAGCCGTCGCCCGAACCAACCTTGGTCAGTCGCCTTGGCTTTTTCTGTCCAAGAAATTCGGCCATGTTCACTTCCCCTGCGTGGCTAAGCTGTCGTTACCGACTAAGGCCTCTTTGATTTCTCGCCAATGTGGCCACGTACGACCTATGCAACTCTTTCCTTGGCAGTGGTCGCAGTCGCATCCCTTCCGATATTCCCATCTGTAGCCCGGTCGTTTCTTCGGCGGCCTATGTGGGTTAACCATTGTTTACACCGAGCACTCAGCGGAACCGGGCCAATGTCTTATGGCTCAAGGCGGTCGGGATTTGGAACAGGCACGGCCACCCCGACACTTTGCCCCGTGCGTCTACCTCCGGTTCCGCTCAGTGCTCCGTTGTAAAAGGGCCATGTACGACGCTCGCGCTTCGATCATGCGCCCCGCGCGTGAGGCGGGCCACGTTGTTCGGGCCACGCAAGCGGCTGTGCCCGTTTCCTCGCCATAGGTCCGCAACCAGAATGCCCGGTGAGCCTCCAAAGCCATGGCCTCGATCAGTTCCTCGCTTGGCGCCCCTGCCGCCTCGGCGGCGTACTCAAGTGCCTTTTCGTAGTTCCATCTGCCGTTCGACATTCCTAAACGGGCATCATGAAACATGGCATGCCTATCCGGTTTTCACCCATAGCCGCTACATCTTGGTCCCGTAGCCGATTTCGGCGGACTTCGCGTTGAACACTTCGACGGCAGCATCGGCGACGCTAAACCCATGCGCTTGGCAAAGAAGATCAAGGTACACGAACACGTCGCCAAGTTCCTTGCGAAGCTTCGCTTGAAGCTGTTCGGGGCTTTCTTTGTTGCCTGGGATGCCATCGCGGATGCGATTGAGCTTTTTCGCGACGTTTGCGGCCTCGCCCAACTCGCCCATGACGGCGACGAACCAGTCCGACGTGCTCCAATCGGCAAGCTTGTGGTTGAAGCCGAGCGGGCTTTCGCAGCGGTCCCGATTGGCTTGGCTGAACTGTCCGAACGTCATGGGCATCGTCTACTCCTAGTCGCTGTGGGCGTTAACCGGATAGGCATGAAACATGGAATACAGAGGGTGGCCCTGCGGCGGCCATCTTTTCTCGTCGTGAAAATCAAAATGCGGCAGCCATGCCCCTGCCGGCTCGGAAGCTGACAGGGGCGGGGTTTTATCGAGTGTCCCGAAGGAATGTTGCATCACCTCACTTTCTGCCGGCGCCGCGGGAGGCCGCAGGGCGCGGATGGCGGCGGCGATACGGCTTGACGCGCCGACTTGGCCCGCGAGAATGTGCGTGCCAACTTCGTCGTCTTGTGCAGACGCCTCACAGGCCGCGCGTTCTTCGTCGGCCACCTGTGCCACCGCCTCGATCCCCGCCGCGAAGCCCTGCTGCCACTGGATAGTGCGGCCAATTTCGGCAGCGACAGCTTCACCCGCTGGTGTCAAGGGCAGCGTTGTTGCCCCGGCGGCCTGCGCTGCGGCGAGCGCGGCGCGCAGAGCCTTGTCAACGCTCGGATTGGCGTACCAGGACTCGTTGTAAGCCTTGCGTGCCAATTCAAATTGCGCGTCCGTGATCATGACTGCACCTTGGGCAGAGTAGACGTGAGCAGCACTAATTCCGACACGCCTTCCTGATAATGGAAAATCTTAGAGACCGCCCGCCAACGATGGCCATCCCATTGTTGCAATACGTTTTCGACCCAACGGGTTTCGCCAACATAGGGCTTCATGGCTGCACCTTGGGGAACAGGGCGAGCCACAAACGCCGCATCCACGGATAGCACCGACACCGCTTCTGACCGTAATATCGACAGGCGAGGTTACGACAAATGTGTGGTTCGCTCATGGCTGCACCTTGGGGAACTTGGCGATGACGGCGCGAGCCTGTTCAAAGCGCCGGCAGTTTTTGTCGGTGCATGGCGGCCGTTCTGGATGATCGTCCATGACGCATGTCGGGACGCCGGGGCCGTGGTCTGATTGGCAAATGGCCCGCGCCACCTCTTCCTCCGTCGGCCGGGCGCGGAGGCGGGCGATCTCGGCGGCCAACGTATTGACTGCCTTCACGGTGTCGTCAGCGTCCACGGTCCCGTCGTCGATTTCCTTGCCGTCCACGTCGCCGACGAATTGCTCAAGCGCGTCGAGGCTGGCCTTGACGTTTACGGGGAGCGTGCTCCAATCCGAGAAGGTTGTCATGGGTGCACCTTGGGGAACAAGGCGATGACGCGTTGCGCCACTCCTGACTTGTATGAAGCTACCCGACATGCGCCTTTGATTACACTCTGTGGATGTTGGCAACCCAGCGGGCAGCAGATCGCCCTCGCCACCTCTTCCTCCGTCGGGCGGGCGCGGAGACGGGCGATCTCGGCGGCTGACTCGGTACGATCAGCTTCGATGGCATCTGCGATAGCTTCCGCAACGACGACCTGCTGGCTGACCAGCATACCCTTGTGTCGGACATTCGATGTCCAGGCAAATTTATTTACAATCTCGGTGGCGATCAATTCGGGAGATTTCATCGTATCCTCGATGGTCATCAGGTATTACCGACTCGCGAAAAGGCCGAGTGCGCCATTTTGCGCCGCGTACCAGTTCCGCATGTACCGCGACCGATACGCGATGGTGCATGACGGCTCGCCATTGGCTTGACGCTCTCGCCGAGCTGCAAAGTCCCACGCTTGACTGTCGATAGAGAAGATGCGTGGGTGGCCGGCGAGGGCCGAGATTGCTGATCCCTTCACGCCGAATAGGTGTAGACGAACGTGCGGCGGGAGTTCCTTTTCAAGCTGGGTGATCACGCGAAGGATTCCGGCCGGGCCGGTTAGCGCACGGCGGCAGACCGAGCCGACGCCAACGAGCGCCGGGAGGTCGGGGATCATATCGGCACAGCGCAGATAGTCGTCGGGAAACCAGCCCTGAAGCACAGGCATGGGCGGCGGAACGCCAAGATCATCCGCGACCTGCCGCGCCCAATCAAGTTTGAACGCTGTCCGCGTGACACGCTCTAAGACCTCCGCGCGGTTGCCGGCGATCTCAGGTTCGCAACAGTAATCCGGCGCAGCCCACCATGTCGGACGCATCCGGCCGGCAAGGCGCACATAGTCGCCCAAGGTCCAGCGGTAGCCCCAGTAGCGGAACATCGCGACAAACCCGGCGCTATCGAGCGCCACATCAGCGTCACCAAAAACCGCCCCGTTTGGCAGGCCAAACCGGCCGCCGCGCCAAAAAGCATTCGCACTCACCAGGATCGGCGCACCCAATTCCTTCGCGACCGCAGAGAAGCGGCGGAAGGAGGATGGAATGCCGAGGCGAATCAACACAGGCTACCAGCCTATGTAGGTGCGGACGTTCGCCGCGTTCGGCGGCGAAACTATGTGCGCAGCCTCAAGATAACCCATGATCCGCATGGCATGGCTGTACGGGATTTGCATCTTCCGTTGAAGATAGGAAGTTGAGGGTTTTTCCTTCACGAAGGCGGTTGCGGCTGCAATCTCAGCCTCGGTCAGGTCGGCGCCAGCATAGATTTCGTCGCGGCCTGGAAGTGACATGCCTCGCCTCCACGTCGTTGATTTACGCGGGTGGTATCTCGACACATGGAAAAATTCGATGGCCATTCGTTGTACACTCACCGTTAACGCTTAAGGGAAAATCGTCCCCGCGTCAAGCTTCCCCGCCGGCCTCCTTCTCGGGATCGCCTTCCTTGCCAGCCTGCGGCTGCGGCCGCCCGCCCACAGGCTCAAGGCCCTCTTCTTCCTCCTCGAGCAGTTCGGGCACGTCCTCGACATCAATGCCGCTGTACGGAGTATCCGGATCATTCGCGATCCGCTTACGAACCTCGATCGGGTGCAGGACCCCCGAATCAATCAGCGCGACATCGGTCTCGGTTTCAGCCTTCCGCGTCTCCGCCTCACTCTTCTCGTCGAGTGACCACAGCGGTTCGAACGCGAACGTCAGGTCCGGGTCAACCTTGCCGAATACGGAAAGCTGCGAGAACCGGAAGATCGTGGTCAATGACGGCCGGAAGAACTTCTCCTGGTAGGCGAGAATGTGGTCGTAGAAAATTCGAATCTCTGGTTCTGCGGTGGCGTTCAATCCATGTGGCGATATGCCCAACAGCTTGACGAGCGGGATGCGGGATACCGCGGCCATATGCTCCTGTGCCTGGGCTTGGAGGTTGTCGAGCGTGCCGAGCGGGACAGCCACATTCCAGAACTCCTCGCCGGCGCCCTCCGCTCCTTGCTGGAGGAGCATGAGGCCCTGATTGTCGCGAAACTTGTTGAATAATTCGACCCGCTTGAAAAGTTCGTCCCCATCGCCCTGCAGGCTCGTTTGCAAATCGGTCTTCACCCCAACTGTCGAGAAGTTGTTGATGAGGTCGTTCACGTTCGCCACGGTGCGCAGCCAGCGATTTACGTACGGCATCGCCATCTGCACCATCGACAGGCCGCCGAAGGCATAGGCTGGCTTGAGCAGATCCGGCACGGGCCGCCCGACTAGCGTGAGCAGCCGCGTCGCGTGCATCGGCCGCGCCATCACAAACCACTCTCGCGGCTTGTACCAATCGGGCGCGATCGGATTCGAGGAGTTATAGTTCGTCGGGTAGGCCCAGACCGGCTCGACATTCACAAGCCGCCGAATCGGAGTTTCAGGCGAAACCTTCGCCGTGCTGGTCCGGTCGGCCCCATTGCCAATTGGCTTGACCAGCTCCTCCCGGTCCTCCCAGGTGTTCTCGTCACCGGTCTCGATGTAGATGTGCGAGCGGCCGAACTCACCGTCGTGGATGGCCGAAAGCTGGAAGACGTCGCGAGTCCCGAGATTCTCCATGAACTCGGTCACCGCTTTGACCTCGTCCTCCTTACCTTTGTCATCGCTCTTGCTCTGGACCTTGATCCACTTCCGGGTCATCTCCTCGGCGATCGTCTCGACGATCACGCGGTATTCCGCCCGTTGCATCAGCTCGGCGAGGAATGTGTAACCGAGGAAGTGCATCCCCTGGCCGAAGGCGCCGGAGTGGAAGCCGAACGCGCCTGGCCCGAACGAGAACGGGTCAGCCGTGATGATGGTCTGGTCCTGCGCCCCGGCCCACGCATTGAGCTTCGTCAGGGCGGCGTCCTGGCCGATCTGGAGGCCCTTCGCGGGAACCGCCGCATCCGGGAAGTCGGGGAACGTGAAGGGGCTGACATGCGGCAGGCGGGAGGCTCGAGCAGCCGCCGCAGCGAGCCCCTGTCGGGGGAAACTCAGCTTGAGCGCATTACCAGCCGGCTTCGCCTCGACTGCTGGCTTGCCTTCCGCTGAAGGCACAACCGTCAAATGGCTTGGCTTTTCTCCCGTGCGGAACCGAGAGGACCGTCGATCGCCGCCATGGCCATTCGCCATCGAGTCGTCCTTGATCTTGAAATTCAAGTTTCAAGGGTACGCTTGAACTTGAACCGCCGTCAATGCCGCGCCCGCACCATCGCCCCGGCCCGGCGCAGGACGGTGTCCGAGATTACAAGCGGCTGGCGGGCGTGGCCCTTATGGAGATGGGCCAGCGCGAGTGCGCAGACGCAGTCGTCGTGGAACCCGTCTGGGGCGCTGTAGGACACTCCGCTCCCGCGCCGATATTGGTATTCGAACTGCTCGAGCTCGGCAACGATCGGCCCATCCGGATAGGTCGTACCGCCGCTCTGGATCACCACGGCGAGATTCTCCATGAGCTTCTGCTTCGAGGCCAGGGTGAACCCGTAGCCCTGGTAGTTCGGCCGCCCCTTCTGCAGCAGCTCGACGATTGGATCGCCGACGCCCGTCGAGTCGACCAGCGCCGGCGTGGTGCCGACCGCTTGGCGGATCCGGTTCATCGTATCGTCCCACGGCAGCTGGAACCGTAGGAACCGGCAGACATAGCCGGCAACGTCGAGCCCGATCAGCACCGTCCAGTCAACATGCTTGGCAAGGTCGATGCCCCAGACCACCGGCGGCTTGGCCGAGAGCGCGTGCACGCACCGCCGGATCGCCTCAAGGCCGAACGGGTTGCCCTCGTCGTCGGACGGCTCGGCGAGGTAGAGCTCACGGAAGACCCGGTCCGGGAGCATCCGGCGGGCATCGTCGATTTCCTCCTGCTCGAGCACCCCGGCCGCTACCGCGTCCGCCGCCACGATCTTGTGGTAACCCATCGCCGGGTCACCGGCCTGGGCCCGGCGGGCGAGCATGTACGCCCACGAGCGCCTGCCTTTGACATTTCCGATGATCCGAATCGGCCCCCTAGTTGCAGTAAGGGTCGATCGAACGGCGTGCCACGCATCTTCTTTTGTGCGGCTGGCCTCATCCATCACAGCGGCATAGACATCCTCTCCGAACAAACTATCTGGCTTGTCCGCACTCTTGAACCAGATCACAGTTCCGTTCAAAAGCGTGAGGGTTTTCAAACTCATATGAGGTGCGCACATTCCGCGCGGGAATGCGCGCAGAGAACGCCGAAAGGCAATATCCGCTTGGCCGCTCACAGGAGCGACCCACCAGTAATTCTGCCCTTCCAGACCCGCGAGAGCCTGTTCGATCAGCCACGCGATACTTCCTGAGGTCTTGCCGCTCTTAGTTGAAGCTTCAATAATTGAATATCGATGCGCGTCAAAGATGGCCGCGCGTTGTTTTGGATAAAGGTAGGGGCGCTCGTATTCGAGCACATGTTCTTCGATGGCGCCGGTCATCGCCCAGCCGCCCAGCGAGCAGCCTGAGACACGCTCATCTGCGCCTTCGTTTCCGCCGAATGCCGCTTTCCTAAGTTTGCGAGCCGGAGCTTTTGCCTAGTTTCATCCGATACGGGAATGCCTGCTCGATTGGCCGACATCTTCGCGCGGGCCTCTGCAGTATGCCGTTTGCCAAGGCGTGAGGCCGCCATTTTGCGGCAAGCTTCTTCGGATAATGATCGTCCAAGAAGTGCGTCCCTGATCTTCGCGCGCGTCTCTTGAGACGGAGATGTTCCAAGCATTCGCTCGCGCATAGCCTGCCGTTGCTCTGCGCTGAGTTTTTTGCCTTTATTGCCGCGAGAGATTTTTAGGCGCGTCTCGGCCGAATGAGTGCCCGCCAAGCCCCCGGCACGAAGATTGTATCCCGCAGGCGCGGCGGTTCCCAAAAGCTCGATGAATGCTATCTCGGCCGCGTCCAAGGAGGCTCGATCTGCCGCCTCATATAGGACCGAGAACTCGAATGCATCGACGCCATACTTCTTGAGCGCGGCCGCCAATGCTTTGCATCGAGATCGCTCTAGCCGCGTTCGATGCTGGCTAAATCGCTGCTCGGCATTCTGGGTAGTCTGCCCGACGTAGCCCTTTCCGTTGACCCGGTTGCGAGCCAGATAGACGACGCCATAGGCCACAGTCAGACCTCTCCGCTATCGGATTCGGCTGAAGGCTCAATCGGCTGGACTTCGATGACCCGGGGAGGCGTGGCACCGTTGCCCTCGATCATCCCTCGTCCCCCATCGAAAACCTTGAGCGTGAACTTCTTTACGCGCTCGCCAGGCTGCTGCTCGGGCGCAGGCGCCACGACAATGGCCCGGAACTTCGGGCTCTGGAAATCCGCCGCCTTGTATTCGATCTGCGAGGCTTTGAGCATCACCTCGGCGTAAAGACTCATCCAATCCTTGAGGTCGTTCCAGGCCGACGCCGGCGCGCTTTCCGCAATGGCCGCCCGCTGGAACCGCGCCACAATGCCCTTGACGATGCCGAGCAGTTCCTTGGCTTCGGGAATCAGGGCGGCGAGCTCGTCTTTTGCGAGGGGGGAGAACTCAGCGTGGCGGGCGCGCTCCTTGAGTTCCTCGAGCGCCTTGCGCTCACGCTCGATCGTCAGTTTGTTGCGTCGGCCCAGAGGTCGACCACCAGCGTGCTTTTTTCGTTCAATTTCGGCCATTTCTAGTTTTCTATCCGAAAACTGAGTTTTTTGCTACCTTCGTCGCGGCCTGTTGCAATACCGCCGACCGATGCAAGCGCAATCCGTCGCGGATGGCCTCGATCGCCACTTCTTCGGGCGCCGCGCGACCTCGCAAGGCGAGCAAGCGAACCTCGGCATCGAGATCGGGAGGAAGATCGAGCATTATCCGGCCGACAGGTTCGACGATGGTGAGTGAGCGGGCTTGGCCTTTGAGGCGAACGACGTGTCCGCGCTCTTCCAAGGCGCAAACCATTCTGAACACTGTGCTTCTAGACCGGACTTTGAGTTTGCGCGCGATTTCATCGAACGAAGGTGCAACGCCATTTTGGGCAACATAGTACCGGACAAAGTCGAGGCAAAGCCGTTGGCCTGTAGTCAAAGCCATGGGCTCGGGCCGGGAGAGCGGATACAGGCGGCGACGATGATGCGCGTATGTCATGGACGCTTATCCTATCGGGAAAATTCTCCCCGCGCTAGTGGACAAGGGCGCATGGGTATGGTGAAGTCGCCTGTGGACAAGTGGAGTATGGCATGATTTCCTCCGCGCAGCGCGACGTGCTGATCGACCACCTCGACGGGCCGTGCGCGGTGGTGCTGCCGGGGACGGGAATCGCGCGGGGCGACGCGGCGGTCGCGATCGGGCGGCGCTGGCAGACGACTTCCCGGCTCCTGATGGCGGGATACCTGCGGGGCGACCCGGGCGGGGCGGCGCGGCCGCGGCGCACGGTGATGACCTTCGCCGGCCGCGCGGTGCTCGCCCAGGCGCTCGCCGCGATGGCGGAGATCCTGGTCGCCGCGGGGTACGGGCTGGAACCGCCGGCGGGATGGCCAGAGGTCGAGCTTAAGCCTTCCTTAACCCTCCCCCGGCTATCCTTCCGGGGCCATGAAGACGCGCCCTCCACATAGGATTCCGTGCGGCTGCTGGACGGATTGCCGGGCGATTTGCGCCGACCATGCGCCGGACTGTGGCAGGAAAGTCGCACCCCGCACAATCTTCGTGATACCCGAAGATTCCTCTTGCATTTGGGGACGATTTTCCCTACTTTCGATCCTGCGCCCGGCTGGTTTCCGTTCGGGCTCAAGTGCGCAAACAAAAAGTTGTCTGAGGCGCGCGCGAAAAGAGACGCAACATGACCGCGATCATTGGCCGCCGCATCGCCCCTGAACTGATCATCATCAACGGAGAACCGTGCACCAAAACGATCGCCCGCAAAGCTGCAACATGCGTCACGTCGCGTAAACCGATCAAGCCCGGTGATTTGGTCTATCGGCCGCTCGGAAATTCGAGCACGCGCTCGGCTCGATACTTAGCTTCGGAAATCGAGGCTATCGAAACGCAGGGAGCCAATCCATGACCCTCGCCTATCCCCTGCTCGGACCAGCCATCCCGTCCGCATCGAGTTCGCGACCGAGGAGTTCTTCTCGACCGACCTCAAGCGACTCCGGGTCGAGGAGAACGCCATCGTCGGCCGGACGTACTTCCTGAAACGCGGCCGCATCGTCGCGGTCGCAATCCCAACCGAAGGAGAACGAGCATGAGCCTGATCCCCTACGCCGGTTCGCCCGCACTGAATGCGGCCAAGGCGGACGACTTGACCATCCCGGATTACCTCAAGCGCAGCCCGGACGACCCGCCTTCCGCAATCAAGGCGCCTGCGAAGCCGGCCGAGGCGACCACCACCAAGGCTCTCCAGGACGAGGCCAAGACCGCCAAGTCGCGCGGCCGGATCGCCAAGATGAAGGCGAAGCAGAACGGCGAACTCGCGAAGATGCCCCTCACCGGGAAGGCCGCGCTCGAGGCCATCAACGCGGCAGACCCGAAGCCGGGCAAGCTCCCCGTCCCGCCCCCGAGCGCCAAGCAGGACCGCGCCAAGGCGAAGGACAAGCCGAAACCGGCGCCGAAGGACAAGCCAGCGGGCCAGCGCAAGCCACCGGCTGCGAAAAAGGCGGCGAAAGCACCCAAGGCGCCCAAATCGGCAAACCGCACCAGCGAGCCCCGCTCGGGCTCCAAGACGGCAATGGCCGCCGACCTCATCCGCCGCTCGGGCGGTTGCACCACGGCCGACATCCTTAAGGCGACCGGCTGGCCGGCGGTGTCGGTCCCGGCGATCGCCCGCGCGTCGGGCATCAAGCTCGCGAAGGAAAAGGACGGGTCGGTGACCCGCTACCGGGCGGAGTGATGGGCAACAAGGGCACGTTCGATCTACCTCGCACGCCGAGCCAATCCACGCGCGGCGCCCGCAATGCCTATCGGGCGATATGGGGCCGGGATTGGCCCCATGACGACGATTACTTGCGTATCCTCGCAAATGAGGTCGACCAGAAAAACCCGCAAGGCAGCGGCAAGCGGTGCGACCACCTGCTGATGCGGATGCGCGAGAATCACGTCTTCGAAGAGAGCGCCTGATGAGCACCGGACGACGAATCAGCCGCAAGGGCCGCGCGCCCAAGACGACCCTGCAGTCCTTGCGGTATTCCTACGCGGTGGCGAACCGGCAAGCCTCCGACCTGATCCGGGCATTCCGCGACAATCCGATGGCCCTGCTCGACCTGCAGGGTGAGATCGAGCGCGGAGCCGACCGCGCGAACGCTATCGCCATGCGCGCCAACAGCAAGGCGAACCGGAGTTGAGGATGGGCCGCGGCGAATCCATTCTCGCTTTCGTGCGGCACCGTCTCGACGAAGGGACGGCGTCGCCCGAGGCGATCTGGCGGGAGGCGCAAGCCGCGTTCCCGCACCGTTGCGTGTCCTGGGGCTACGTCGCGCAAATCCGCCTGGACTGGATCGACGCCAATATCGCTCGGCAGCGGCTCGCCGAACTGGACGCCGACCACCGTTAGGCTTTTGCCGGGGCAGAGGGCGCCGTACGCGGCGCCCTTTTTCGTGGGGCCTTCGGTGCCCCTGGCGCCCAGCCAGGGCCGCCTTGCGCCACGCGCTCGCGGACGGCCGCGAACCCATCGGCGAAGGAGCCCGCCGCATCGGCCTGCCCGTCGTACCGGGCGGTCTGGACCTCGGCGAAGGTCTGGCCGGTCGCCTCAAGGATCGGGGTCTTGCCGGTGAGCTTGGCCCAGCGCTCGACCGCGACGTCGCAATAGATCGGGTCGATTTCGATTGTCAGTGCCCGCCGCTTCGTCATCTCGGCGGCGATGATCGTGGTCCCGCTGCCGACGAAGGGATCATACACGGCCTCGCCCGGCCGGGAGTTGTTCAGGATCGGGCACTTCATGCACTCGATAGGCTTTTGGGTGCCGTGGCCGGTCTCGCTTTTGGCGTGCTCAATTTCCCAAGCCGTGTCTTGATCGCGCGCACCGGACCAGTGCGCTGTCTTGCCTTTGCGGACGGCGTACCAGCAGGGCTCGTGCCGATAATGGTAGTTCCCGCGCCCGATGACGTGACGCGGCTTAACCCAAATGATTTGCTGACGAATCTCGAAGCCTGCAGCCTCAAGCGCGCCGCCGGTTTCGAGCTGCCTGGAGCCCGGCGGGCTCCAGGCATAGACGACATCACCCGGGAACAGCGCCCATGCGGCCGACCAATCGGCCTGATCGTCATTCTGCACCCGCCCTACGGCGCGATCGCCGTAGGGTTTCCCGTTCGCGCGGTCGGCGCGATTGCGCCAGTCCGGATCGTAATCCACGCCGTACGGCGGATCGGTCACCATCAGGTGCGGCTTCGCGCCCGCAAGGCACGCCGCTACGTCAGATTTGGACGTAGCATCGCCGCACAGAATCCGGTGGTCGCCGCAGACCCACAGGTCGCCCCGCCGCGTCACCGGATTGACCGGCGGCTCCGGGGCGACCTCGGCCTCGGGATCTGGCTCCGTCGCCATGAATTGGACGAGATGGTACTCATCGAATCCGAGCAGCGGCATGTCGTAGCCGAGATGGGCGAGTTCGGTGAGTTCGGTTTTCAGGAGCGGGGCACTCCAGTCTGAAAGTAAACTTAGGGAGTTGTCTTTTAGGCGAACGCTTTTCTTCTTCAATTCGGTCCAGCCGCGCGCAACGCAAACCGGATATTTGGCAAATCCATTCTTGAGCGCAGCAAGCCGGCGGCCATGGCCGTAAATGATGACGCCAGCCTCGTCGACCAGGATCGGCGCCGTGACGCCCTCGTCCAGCATCGACCGCGCTATGAGGTCAACTTGTTCGGGAGGGTGAAGGCGCGGATTGTTTTCGTACGGCACAATCCGCTTGATCGGCCACAGCTCGACCTTTGACGCAGGCCACGAAGCCTCAATCCCGTTTCGCTTCGCCATCACGCCTCCTTCGGCCAGGCCACGCAGACGATGATTCGCGGCGGCTCGCGTTCAACCCATTCGACGCGCTGAAACTTCACGGGCTCGCGAACGCCGGGGACGAATACCTCAACGCCCGCGACGGCCCCATATTGCCCACGCACGTCCTTGCGCGGCTCGTAGGCCAACACAGCATCCCACGTTTCGCCCGAGATCGAGCGGTACCGGCAGGCGTCACCGCGACTCGCCACGGGCGCGCTCCTCGAGCTGGCGGACGACATAGGCAAGCGAGGCGGCGAGGCGGCCATTGTCTTCGATGGTCCGCAGATTCGCCCCACCCAGCGGGAGAGTCGGCGAGGGCGCCGCCGTAGGATTTCGGACGGTCTGAGCATCCTGGACGGCTTTTTCCTGCGCAATGCCGAGGCACGCGAAACAATCGAGCGAGCCTCGATGCAACCCCGCAGGAAATTCATCCCGCGATTTGACGCGGCCACAACTCTGGCATCGTCTTGTCAGATACGCCGTCACAGCGTCGTCTCCTGCTCGGGCCGCGCCGCAGGCGGGGCGAAGTCGTAAGATCCGTCTGTGACTGTAGCGCGCGTCTTCAAAATATCGACATGGGTTCTCAAAAGGCATCTCCAACAAGCACAATCCGCCGGATGCTGATCGATGACGATGTCGAGAACCTCATGTTGCTCCATGCCGTTCGCGCGCAGGCATATCGCAATTTCCTGAAATGCCAGTTTGTCGTAGCGATAGAAATACCTGAGCACGCGAACATGATCAAACGCGGCTTCCGGCCCATGCACCAGAATAGCAATCAGCACTCGCTCGATCCGCACGCGCCGCTTGCGTTCGTCACGCATGGGTTTCATTTGCTTTCTTGCTCTTGTGCCATGCGATGTTGCGGGAGCGTATCCACGAGATTGTAGGCGCCGACATCATCTCAGCTGGCGCGACGTGCTCAAAATCGCGTGGTGGCCAATTGCCGAACTTTTCTTTGAACTTAAAGGCCGCCCATCCCGGCTTGTATCCGTGCTCCGCAGAATATGCTTTCAGTTCAGCAAAGAACTGCAAGCGCTGCATGGGCGACCAATCTTCGGGACGGCGCCGCTTGCCGTTCAGCTTGTGGCCGCCAGTCACCTCGACGAGCTCGCCATCCTGCTCATAAACGTTGCTCACCGGCTCTGGCTTGAACCCGCAATTTGGGCAGATGCGAACGCCAGCCGGTTTCAGAAAAGCGCATTTTTTGCATTCTTTCGGCAACCGAACGCGCGGCTTTGCCTTGCGCTGCGGCTTGCCGTCATCGAGGTGTTCATGGTGAACATCGGTCACGAACCCGATCCGTTGCGTCGTATCGGAATGGTCGAGGATCAGCGCGGCATCCTTGCCGACCGCTGTTCGCAGAGCGCGCCCGACAATCTGCACGTAAAGCATTTCTGATTTCGTCGGCCGTGCCATGATGAGGCATCGGACATCCCAATCGATCCCCGTCGTTAAGGTCTGAATGTTTGAAACGATCTGATAGTCCCCGTTGTGGAATTTTCGTTTGATGTCGCGGCGCTCGTCGGCTGGCGTCTCCGCATCCTGATAGCCGCAGGTAATTCCGGCTTGCTGGAATCTTTCCTGAATTGACTTCGCATGCGCCTTGTCCACTCCGAAGCAAAGCGTTTTGTCCTTGCCCCACTTCTCCTGCCAGGTCCGCACGATGTCGGCCGTAAGCGTTCCGCCTTGCATGGCCTCGCTCAACTCGCCTTCGTGATAATCGCCAGCAACCGTACGAACCGCCGATAGGTCGGGATGCCCCGTCGCAAAGACTCGGAATGGCGACAAGTATCCGCGCTTAATCAGGTCGTCAGTCGTCGCCGCAACCAACAAGCTCTCGAAATACTTGCCGAGCCCGCGCGTCCAGGGAGTAGCCGATAGCCCAATGAACGGGATTGCTTTCCACGCCTCATCAGCCAGCCATCGCTTGTGTGTTTCGTGTAGTCGGTGGCATTCGTCGAAGATTACCGTCTTCGCTTCCGGCCATGCGCCGCGGGATTGGATAGTCTGGATGCTGCAGACCTGAACCGGGCGCGACCAGTCAGTTCGTTCGTGATTCGCCTGGATCACCCCTACGTCCCGGATTTCCTCATCCCAGAAGCTTTCGAGCGTCTGGTCGATCAGGCTGATTGCCGGAACCACGAACGCCGTTCGGTTCCCCTTCCGCATCGCGCCATCCACAATCGCAGCGGCGATCTTCGTCTTTCCAGATCCGGTCGCCGCTTGCACCACCATCCGTTTCACCCCGGCTTTAACCGTCGCCCGGATGTTGTCCATCGCCTCGACTTGGTACGGACGCAACTCGCTCAGCATGACCGCCCTCCCGTCCTAGTCACAGTACTACCTCTCCTCTTTCCCTTGTTTCCTTCCTGGAAGCCCATCGGACTATCCTACCCTCTCCCCTAACAGACACAGTCACACGCGCGTGTGTGTGCTTTAGCTCAGCAATTGCTAAACTAATGCTCAGCATTTGCATGTCCGTTGCTGCGCCTTTGCATGGCGTTTGCTCGGCGTTTGCTGGATATGTCGGCGGCTTTTGCAAGCTCAGCCTCAATTCTGGAATGCTTCCAGTCGGCATCAAAAAAGGCTGCCACTACGGCCCTATTCGATTTCCATTGAGGAGGTGTCATGCAGGCTATTCGGGCGAGCGGCTCGTCATCGAGCGGCAGGCCGCCCGTCGTCCAATAGTGCATGATTAGAAGAAGATATGCGCCGTGTTGAGCTGCGCTCAAATGGGCCGTGTCCGCCCTATAATCGGCGACGTATAACGGCATCCATGGGCGGGTCGACATTGATCCCCTCGGTGCAGTCGAGGCCACCGACCAGGCGGACCGTCAGACTGCACCTGACGGCCCGCGCTGGCGGTAATGGCAGGGAGCTACCCCGCGCGGCAACGTAACTATACTATCGGCGCGTTAGTTCCAATGCAAGCCTAAGCCGGATTCGGGGACGGGTTCCAGCCGCTACGGGTTGATTGCCGAGGAGGCGAAGGCGCTAGAGCTTGGGCGTCCAGCCGGGGCCGCCCGCCGCAACCCGCTCCCGTACCGCAGCATAGGCATCGTTGAATGAGCCTTCCGTGTCGGCGGTGGGGTCATAGGGCGCGCTGAACTTTCCGACTTGGTCGCCTCTGACCGTCCAGCCGGCGCGCTCGGCTCGACCGAACAGCTCGAGGCGTGGTCCGGCGACCAGCCGCTCGATCCGGTCATGCACGCAGTCCGGCTTGCGGGAGTGCTCGCGTCGCGGCTCGATGACGCCCATGCGGACGTCGCGGTGCAGCCGCTTCGGCTTGCCGCGCGTGGCGAGGAGGCACGGCTCCGTGTTCGCACGGGTCCAGTAACCCATGCCGCAGAGCGCATCGGCATCGTCGCGGAACATGTCGATCTGGCTGGCATGCGCCTTCATCCAATCGAAGCCACAGGTCTTGTACTCAAAGCCCCATGCCTCGATCACGCGCAGCGCGTCGAGCAGCAGCGGCCATGAAATCCAAAGGAAGAGCGCGCAATCATCAGCCGCGACGGAAGCGACCGGAAGTGCGCAGATTTCCTCAATCGTCATCGTCTTGTAGTGCACGGCGGACGAGGTGCTTGTGCCAGACGAATTTCGTTTTTTGATGGCCGTCGCCTTGTTCCAGGTGCGGAAGCGCCACGGCGGATCTGCCAGAATGCAGGCGAAGTGCCGTGCCGGAAGGCTATCAAGCAGCATCGAACGCCCCCACTGCCTTGACCTCGATCCGCATCATCGGCTCCTCGCCGTACCGCTTCTCGATTGTCGCCCGGACGACCTGAGAATCGTTGTGGAAAACTATCTCGGCCAGCCCATCCAACGCGGATTTTCCTAGGTTGTCGAGGTCGGGGCGCCCTGTCGGCCGCACCACGCCGGCGAGCGCCGCATCCCGCTTTTTCCCGCTCCAGGACGCCGGCACGCCCATCACGGCCACGATCGCGACCTCGAGCGGGCCGTCAAGCGGGGGCCGGGCTCCCATCGCCATCTTGCCGGCGATCGCCAGGGCGCGCTCGTATGCCCTGGTTTCCTGGGGGGTATAGACGGCGATGAACTGCTGCCCGCCGCGGCCGGTAGCGATCCTGGAGCGGGGACGGCCCTTTCCTCGAGGTTCCCCGGGCAGCACGACGACGATGGTTTGCCCGGAATCTCCCGTGCTCCGGGCCGGCACGTAAGGGCGACCGGGAGAGGGGGGTAAGTCCTTCCGGTCGCTGGAGACCACCTTGCCGCCCCGCTTAGCCTGGTGGGCGGCCAGATCCGCCTCAGTCCAGCGCGTCACTCCGCGGCGACCGACGTCGGCTTCGGGAAGGCGGCCACAGTGCCCTTGGGGCGGTCACTGGCTTCGCCATCCTCGTCCTCGCCACCCTTCTCGCCCTCGAAATTCATGGGCTGTACGGCCTCCGCACGGCCCTGCAGGCCGGAAATGTCGAGGTAGTGGTCGAAGGTGTCGAGGTAATGCCGCAGTTCCTCGGGTTCCATCCGGTCGAGCGCGACCATCTGCCGGAATACCTTCTTGTGCAGATGGTGCTTTTCGGCCGCAGTCTTGATCGCATCCGCCAGAGCGGACGTAATCTCCTTCGCGTCGGCCTTGGCCGTCCGCGCTTGTCCCATCAGGGACTTGAGTCTGTTTTGGGAAATCGAGAGAATCGTTTCGGCCGGTTTCGCCCTTCTTCTTCGCCACGTTCGTCCTCCTCGGTTGCCTCAATGGAAATCGTGCGCCGCCTCATCGTCGACCCGGATCGCGTCGAGCATCGACTTCACCAGAATGCCGGGCGGCGCGCCGGTCGCGCGCACCAGCTCGGCGAGCCACGCCCGCAGCGGCCCGTCGATCGGCACCGGCAGGTAGTCCTCGTCTTCGAAGTCGAGCGGGATGCCCATGGCGCGGGGGAGTAATAGATTCGCGGAATCTGCGGAAGCGGGTAGGATGGTTGTCCCCATCAGTTTACCCCTGGAACATCTGCCGGTTCGACGATAAAGGCCGGCCCTTTCTGCGGGCATTCGATCCAGCCGCCGAAGAGGCCGTCCCCGTAGGACTTATCGACACTGCACCATCGCAACTCGCCTTGGCGGTCGCGCCCCCAAGAAACCCGCTTGAGCGTAAATCCATCCCAGCAGGACGCGATGATCCAGCGCCCATCTTTCGGTGCCGTTTCCCATGGCTCCCAGCGCATCGTCATTCCTGCGGGTTCCGCCCCATGAAGACCGGCCGCGTCGCCGGCCACCGAGCATCTTCCGGCCACTTAGCCCGGATTGAGGCAAGCATGGTTTCGAGCTTGTCGGCGCCGATCGACGGCCAGTCGTCCCGCTTCGGGCTTTTCAGGTCCCGGAAGAATGTCGCGTTGCCGTAAAATTCCTTGCTCGCCTGGGTCAGGCTCTTGCCGGTCGCGTGGCAGTAGGCCGCGACGATGGCGAGGAGGTTTTCGCGGATGATGCGAGCGCTCATAGAAAATCGTCCCGCAGTTCCATCATACCATCGGGCTTGATGACCGCGACGGCATTGTCCCATCTCGGCGCGGCTTCTGTCATGAACCGGGCATCCTTTTCGCGCAGGACATAGACATCCTCGCCCTGCTCGCGGGCCAAGCGCGCCAGTTCGGAAGCATCTGCGGTAAGGTCAAGATCGCCGAACCAGATTTTGCCCTTTGACCGGATGAGGACATTGGCATTGAAAACGCAGATATGCCCCTTCGGGGCTGTCTTGGAACTCGAAATCATCCGACCGGGACTGGTAAAGTCAATTGGCATGACGCACCTCCGCTTGGGGATTTGTATCCCTCTCGGCCCTTCGCGTCTAGCCCTTGGGGTGGCCGTCAACAGAATAGCAGGCGGTGGGGCCTAGACAGCGGGACGATTTTCCCCTAGTCTCGATCCTGCGTCGGAGCCGAACAGGGCCGCACGAATCCCTTCTGGCTCCTCCGCCGCGCCCGCCCTCCCGGCGAGCCCGAACCGAAAGGAGCCGAGAATGCCCCTCCCCGAAGGATACCTGCCCCGCGAGGGCGACGTGCTGGTCCTGCACGGGACCGTGAAATTCGACTATGACCCCGGCGAAGAAAAGGTCTGGATCAGGCTGATGGATCATTGGGAGGACGACCGTATTCCGATCTCCTCCGTCGTTGGCGTTCACTGCCGAAAATGGGAGCAGGGCGAGCAGGTCCGGCATCGCAACGTCGAGCACTGCTTCGGCGAGATCGTCGCGACGTGCGACGACATGGTGTGGGTCAAGCTCGCCGCAGACTCCAAGCGCGGGAAGAAGTTCAGCGCCGGCCAGCTCGCGACCTTCCATTGCAACGAGCTAGAACCGGACGAGCAGGCCGAAATCCTCGCCGACGCGCGCCGCGAGAAGCGCGAGATGGAACTGGGCGGACTGCTCGCCGAGCCGCCGACTCAGACCGAGTCGGTAGCCGAATTGCGCGAGGAAGCCGCACGGGCGATGGGAGACGACGAATGACCGACGCCCAGAACCCCCGCGCGGTCATCGGCGACAACGTCAGTCTGGACCACGGCGCCCAAGTCGCGGCCGCCCTCGCCCGCGACTACGCCGCCACCGCCCAGGCCGTCACCGCCGCACTCGACAAGGCCCGCGACCTCCCTACGAAAGTCGAATCCGAGGGGGACGCGCTGGCCGTCGGGGCGGTCATCAAGGAGCTGCGCGACCTCGACAAGCGGGTCGAAGGCCTGCGCATCTCGGAAAAGGCGCCCTACCTCGCCGCAGAGACGGCCGTGGATGGCTTTTTCTTCGGGTTGAGAGAGAAACTAGCCCGGCGGCAGAAAACCGCACGGCCGGGCGCCCTGGACGTTCTACAGGCCCGCGTGGACGCCTTCCTCGAGCGGCGGCGCGTCGAGGAAGAGGCCCGCCGGCGACGGGAAGCCGAGGAAGCCGCCAGAATCGCACGCGAGGCCCAGGAGAGGGCAGCGGCGGAGGCGCGGGCGGCAGAGGAGGCGGAGCGTGCCGCCGCCCGCGCCCGCAACCCGGAGCGGATCGAGGAGAAGAACGCGGCTGCGCAGGAGGCGAACCGGGCGGCCGACGCCGCCCAGGCCGAGGCGGCGCTCGCCACCGACCGCGCCCAGGAGGCCCACATTGCCACCTTGGCGAAGCCGGCCGATATGGTCCGGACCAGGGGCGACGGCGTGCTGCTGACCTCCGCGCGCGAGCCCTTCGCCGTCGTGGTCGACCGCGCCCTCCTCGACAAGGCGGCGCTCTGGCCCTTTTTTACGGACGCCGAAATCGAGAAGGCGCTCCGGGGTTGGGCGAAGTCGACGAATCACGCCAAGCCGATGCCCGGCGCTGAGGTCGGGCACAGGGCGAAGGGGGTGACGCGATGAAAAAATGGCTGCAATGGTTGGCAATCACCCTGAAGGCGTCGAAAATCATCGTCGTTTTCAAGGTCGTTAAGGCCGGGAAAGTGCTCGTCCTAGTCGGCAGCATGGCGGCAAGTATCATCGCCTATGCTTTCGCGACGGGGTCGTGGTCCTTTGGTCTCGGCCTCGTTGGTCTTCTTCTGGTTCATGAACTTGGGCATGTCGAGGCAGCACGCCGTTGTGGTATCGATGCATCATGGCCTATTTTCATTCCCTTCGTCGGGGCAGCAATCTTCATCAAAAAGTTTTCTTCGATGCGTTCTGAGGCATTCGTAGCAATAGCCGGTCCGGTTGTCGGGACTGCGGGCGCTCTGATCTTGTTGATCCCTTATCTTCTTACCGGGGACAAGATATGGGCTGGCCTCGTCTATCTCGGATTGATCCTGAATACTTTTAACATGATCCCCCTCAAGCCGCTTGATGGCGGCCGAATGACCGTAATCTGCGGACGATGGTTCCGTGTGATCGGATTTGTACTGCTTGGGGGTCTTTCGATCATCGTTCGAGAGCCGGTGATGCTCTATGTTTGGGTGATTGTTCTTTCGGACATCACCTTCCCGCAATGGTGGCGGACTGCGGTTTCCGTTCTTTTGTCTGGTTCCATGATGATATTGATGGCGACCGGATTTTCCTCGCAAGTGTGGTGGGCGGATATTTGCGATTGTGTTGTCGTAATCTTCGTGAGTTTCTCCTACTTTGCTACAGAGCAAGGCGTAGCGAAAGGTGCCCCCGATCCATTCTTAGAAACTTTCGATGATGATGACTCTATCTATTTGCAGGAGCGTGTAGCATGGGCCATTGGGTGGTTGAGCATGTGCTCTTTTCTAAGTATCGCCCTTTGGTTTGTTCACGATGCGGCGGGGGGCTTTCAGTGACAAAATCCCTCTTCGCCCTCGTCGGCATGAAGCACCGCGGGACCGAGGCGCTCGTCGCGTCGCTCCCGCAGGGGGAGCCGCTGACATTGGTGCGCGAGCCGATGAATCAGTACGATTCGAACGCGGTCCAGGTGTGGGCACGCGGGCAGCACGTCGGCTATTGTAAGGCATCGCAGGTTCGACCGCTCGCGCTCTTGATGGACCGTCGAGATCGAGAGCGGAGCCTCGCTGCCTTCGATGAAACATCGCCGCCGCGCGAGCCGCCATCAAACTATACGCTCGCCGCCCGCCTCGCTATCGACGGCGGCAAGTGGCCAATGATCGAAGTTTCAGAATGAAGCCCGCAGAAAATCCGTTGGTCCCGAAGAGCGATCCGCGTTTCGTTCGGGACGATAGTTTGTGGGCGGCGCTCAATGAGGGCCGCGCCGATGCGGACATGCAGCGCGACGCTGCCGAATGGATCGAATGGGCGATGGCCCATATCCCGCGCCGAAATGCAGAGCGGCGCCTAGCAGGAGAACCACGATGACGAAGCCCAAGCCGACCGACGACGCGGGCCTGTTCGGGGGAAGCGCGGCCGAAAGCCTGCCGTCTTCGCCCTCTCCAGGCTCCCCCGTGGAAGCCTCTGCGGAGCCTGCTGGCAAGCCCGGGAAGGCGGTTGCGGTACGGAAGGGGGGGAAGGGCGCCGTCGCGCCAGCGGCCGCCTCTGCCCCGCCGCAGGCCCATCCCGACGCCGGCGCGCTCGCCCTCCTGCAAACCGTCGAGCGCCTCTCGACCAACAAGGACACGAACCCGGCGATCGTGGAAATGCTGCTCAAGGAGATGCGCGATCTCCGGGCCGAGCAGGCGCGCTCGACGTTCGACGTCCAGATGGCGCTCATGCAGCAACGGCTCCCGGTCGCCCCGCGCAAAGGGAAGATCGAGGTCCGCGCGAAAGACGCCAAGGGCGACCGCACCGGGAGCATCACTCAATCGACGCCCTACGCGAAGTGGGAGGACGTCGTCGAACTGATAACGCCGGTCCTCGGCGAGCACGGCTTCTCGCTCCAGTTCAAGACCGGCCTCACCGAGAAGGGGCTTGTCCGCGTGGTCGGCATCCTCGCCGGGCACGGCCACCGGGAGACCAGCGAGATCGAGCTCCAGCACGACTCGACGGGATCCAAGAACTCCGTCCAGGCGGTCGCTTCCTCGATCAGCTACGGGAAGCGGCACGTCGCCGGCGCGCTCCTCAATCTCGTTTCGCGCGGGGAGGATGATGACGGGGCTTCGACTGGCCGCGCGCTTGTGCTCGGCGACCCGATCACCGTCGCCCAGGCCGACCAGATCATCGACCTGCAAGAGGCCGTCGAGTGCCCGCGCGACAAGTTCCTCGAGCACCTGAACAAGACGCGGCCCAAAAATCACCCCGAGATCGACAAGCTCGCCGATCTCCCGGCGACACGGTTCGATGAGGCAATCGCCGCGCTGCGGTCGTTCGAAGCGAATCGCAAAGCGCGCGCCGAGGCGGCGAAGAAGCCGGCGCAGCAGGGGGCGCAGACGTGAGCAAGCGTCCGGGCGATCCAGGCTACGCGGCTGGCTGGTGCATTCACTATCGCTACAATCGCGACGTAAAGCCCGGCCAGCCCAATACTTGTGAAGCTGGCGTTGACTATGCCGCGTGGGACGGCATCAAGCATGCAGGTCGTCCGTGTTTCTTGGACGAGCAGGGACAGAGCAAAGAAGGCGCTGCGGTCTGCCCAAAACTACGGCGCCCGACACCCGAGGAAATAGCTCTACACGAGCAATGGCTCAATGAGCGCATGAACGTCATGGGCACGGTGATGGTCGGGATCGCGTCGTGGCGCGCGAAGCACAAGGGCCAATCGGCAGCCGAGATCGTTGAGTGTCCCGCCTGCAAAGGACGGCTCCATCTCTCAATCGCGGCTTACAACGGTCATGTCCACGGGCATTGCGAGACAGATGGGTGCGTATCGTGGGCCGAGTAACCGCCGCCGCCAGGAAGCCCCCCGAGGACACCGTCGAGGTCTTCGACGAGGTCGAGCAGGGATCGCCAGAATGGGCGGCGGTCAGGATGGGAACGATCACGGCGTCGAGGATGAAGGCCGTCATGGCGAACGGCCGGGACGGCGGCGAGTCGAAGATGCGGGCGACGCTCATGCGTCTGCTCGCCGCCGAGATCATCCACGGCAAGCCGATGGCGACCTTCTCCAACAATTCGATGGCTCGTGGAATCGAGATGGAGCCGTGGGCGCTGGAGCACTATGCCTTCACCCGCAACGTCGAGGTCGAGCGCGTCGGTTTCGTTCGCAGGACGATCCGCAACCCGCTCGGCGAGGACCTGGTCATCGGCGCGAGCCCCGACGGACTCGTCGCGAAGAACCGCGTGCTGCAGGTCAAGACGATGCAGCCGGATTTGATCGTCGAGATGCTCGACACCGGCCGACAGCCGAGCGAACACAAATGGCAGTGCCACGCGGAAATGTGGGTGACCGGACGCGACGAGTGCGACCTAATGATCGGCTACGAGGGATTCCCCATCGCGCCGACGTTCTCGTTCAAACGCGATGAGGCCCTGATCGTCGAGATGCGGCGGGAGTGCGAGAAGTTCGCATGGGAACTCCGCAAGCTGATAGAGCGCGTCCGCCAAAGGGGCGGCCTCAAATGAGGGTAGAGATCGCGCCGAGGCTCTATCCGCAGCGGGGAGCAGATGTGAGAATTGGCAATGTCTATGCCAACAATCGGCAGCCGGCATTTCGTGACTTCCGCGTCGTAATAGGCATCGTCGGACAAGTTAACGGACGCCAACCTTGGAACCGGGTCGTTCTCATTCACGTCGATGGGAAAGGGGAAGTCGTCGGCGCGAGCCGGCAACCAGAACAATACGTTCGGAATCATTGGGACCTGATTGGTCGCGTGTCCGAAATGCCGGTAATGAAAATCGAATGGCTTAATGCAAGCGAGAAGGCGGAATGAGAATCCTCCCGGTTTGTTTCATCTGGCAGAACGTCGATGTTGTCGACTCCGACGGCGTCGCCGAGCGCCGCATGGCGATGGTCCCGCTCAAGCGGTACGGGAACGTCTGCGCGCGGCAGTTCCATGAAAACGAAGAATACGCTCTCGCACCGATCGAGGCCCGAAGTCGGGCTAGTCATAATTTCTACTTCGCATCGCTCCAGGAGGGTTTCGAGAGTCTCCCAGAGGCGGAGCAACGGTGGCCAACGTCCGAGCATTTCAGGAAGTGGGCACTTTGCATGGAGGGATTCTGCACCGAAAAGAACTACGACTGCGCGAGCCACGGTCACGCGATGCGGCTGGCCGCGATGATCCGAACGCTCAGCGAGTTCGCCGTCATCGTGGTCCGGGGGAACATGGTCAAAATCTTCGAGGCCGAATCGCAGTCGGCCGCCTCGATGAATAAGGAACGATTCGAAGACTCGAAGAAAAAAGTCCTTGATCGGCTCGCCAGCATGATCGGCGTCACGCAAGGCGAGTTGAAGAAGGCGAGGTCCGCATGAACGCCCAGCTCGCCATCCTGATCGCCACGCTGTCCTGCCAGGACCCCGCGCTCGGCTTCCGGGACTTCTACGCGCAGTTCTACAGCCACCGATGGCCGGGGGCATACGGCGAAAACTTCACCGAGGTCTTCCGGCGCGAGTCCGATGCTGCAGCCGACTTTCTCGACTACCGAGTCGCGCGGATGGAGAAGTGCAGATGAAGAAACTCGTTGGCATCGCCGAGATCAATGAGGCCGAATTGGCGGTGCGCATGTGCGAGGCCAGCTACGGATTGCGGCGGCCGGCCCATCTGACGGCAGCGCAGGCTCTCGATGCGATGGACTCGGATTGCCGCGAAGGCTGGCGACGCTCTGCACAAGCCGCGATGAAATACTGGCGCGAGTGCATCGAGAAAATGCAGAGCGTGCAATGATGCGGCCCCGCCTCACCGTCGAGCAGCAAATCGCCGTCGTGGAAGAACTCATAGAAGGCTTCCGCTGGGCGCGCCGGCCCGGCTCCGACGACAAGGTGAATCAGACCTATCGCGTCCTCAAGCAGATCGCCGCCGACCTGCGCGGCCGTATGGCTGATTCAATACCGATTACGGTACGCATGCTGCAGCAACGGATCGACTGCGCTGTCCAATCAAAGCATGCACCGGGGCCTATGCAAGGGGTCGCCGAAGAATTGATCGGAAGATGGGCAACCGTTCGGCTGGCGCTTGAACGACTGGCACAAGAAGAGGAGACTGCATGACTCTGCTGATCGAGGGCCTGCTGCTGGACCGGCTGGTCCGGGAAGTGGAGCGGAGGAAAGACGCGCAAGCCGCGAACGACGAAGGCGGTCGCAAGTATGGCATGATGATCGTCGAACTTGAGGCCGCGAAAGAGAAAATCCTGGACTTGGAGGGCGATGTCAGTGCCTTGCGGCGCGAGCGCGATCAACTCATGCGAGACAATCGCGCCTGGGATGAGAAAAGCGAGAGGATGTCGCGCGGGCTGGACGCGCTCCGCGAAGCGGCGCAGGCCTATCTGAGCCGGGCGAAGGGGCGATCGAAGTCCGGGCTCGCCGCTAGTTTGCTCCACAAGATCGGTGAGGCCGAGAGGCTGTCCGACAGTTTCATCCTGTTTTGACGATGCGCCTCTACCGCCCGCACATTCCCCTCGAGGTCCGCTGCCGCGTCGCGATGCGGCAGAGCGGGGAGATGTTCCCCGACGATATCATCAAGGAATACCGGGGCAGACTCCAAGGACTCCTCGATGACCTCCTGCTCGGGTTGCGGATGCTGCTGAGCCCGGAGCGGTCGGACGGCGAGCTCGTCAAACTGCATTTAGATCATGATCCGCCGCTAGCTGCGCGACCGCGATTTCGCGCCGGGCTCGGCCGGACTCGCTACGAGCCCGACGCCAACGATCCCGAGTTTCTGTTCTACCGGACGAAGGCCGACCACGACGTGAAGACGAGAATCAGGGGCGAGCACGGCCAATACCGCGACCTCGCACTAATCAAGCGGGCGCGCAAGAAGGCGAAGAAGGACCGCCGGCCGAAACGGCGCTGGCCGTCCCGCCCGTTCCCGAAGGTGAAGCGGAAGATCGCGTCGCGCGGATTCAGGAGGCCGAGATGAATCAGGATGCCATCAACGATTATCTCGCCCAACTTGTTTTGATGGGCTACGGGCGCACGCGGGGCGAAGTCCGGGATTATCTGGTTCACCGCGCACTCGATGATTTGCTGCGGACCAAGGTCCTCAATGCTCGGGGGCGCGTATGATCGACCGCCAGGGCTTGAAAATCCTCATAGAGTGCGACAGTTGCGATGAAGTCTTCGAGGGCGCGGAACGCGAGGAGTTCGCCGACGTGTGGATGGCGGCGAAGCGCGACGGATGGAAGACGAAGAAGATCGCCGGCGAGTGGTTGCACGGCTGCGCAAGGTGTGGAGTCTGACGATGGCCTACTTCAGCAACGGCACCGAGGGCGAGATGTATCACGAGCAGTGGTGCTCCCGCTGTCTGCACGACAACCCCGATGCCGAGCGACTCTGCCCGATCTGGGGACTTCATCTGATGCGAAATTACGATGATTGCAACAACGACAATAGCGTCCTGCACGTTTTGATTCCGCGGAGCGCCGATAAACTCTCGAACGAGCGGTGCACGATGTTCGTCGAGCGCGGACTCTTGTCTAACTTGGCCATCCAGAAATTCGAGAGCGACAGCACAGAAGGAGAGTGAGCAATGAGTGATTCGACCATCGTTGCCCCGGGCTTCCTGCGCCGAGGGCCAGCGTCGCACGACGAACCGGAACGCAGGCGCCGTATCGTGACCCCGTGGCGACGGCCTGAGCGAGAGGCCGGCGACCCGAACACGGCGAGCCCGCAGCGGCTCACCGCGGGCCAGGCGGCCGAGCTCGACGCGCTCGAGCGGCAGCAACTCCCCGCCCGCGTCCAGGCGCCACCTCCGCCGGCCGACCCGCTCTCCCCGGAGATCGCCGCCCTCGTCCCCCAGGCGATGGTCGAGAAGGCGAAGGCGTTCCGGGAGGCGACGCTCGCCTCCTACCAGAACCGCATCGACAACACGCGGACGAAGTTCGCGGCCGCCCTGGCGCGCGATGAGAAGGCCTACGCCGAGGCCGACCGGGTGACGGCGGCGATGGTCGAGGTCGCGCTGAAGATGGCGGTCGACACCGCCCGGCACGTCGCCTCGATCAACGACATGGAGGCCGACCTCGCCGCCGCCAGCGACGGCAGTCTGGCGAGCCTGCGCGCGGTCGCGGAGAAGCATGTGCCGAACGCAGTCACGAGGCCAGCGAACACGGATCCCGCTGGCGATGCCCTGCGCGAACATGGCGTTCCCGCCGAGGCAATTAAACCGCTCGACAAACTCCATGAGGCAGCCGAAGCGCTCGGCCCGCAGGAATGAAAAAGGCCCGCCGAGTTATCGTTCGGCGGGCCAGTCGGGAGTAGGGGCGAAAACCAAAGTCGTCAAACGGCGGCGCGCCGGGTGGAACGCCGCCGCCGTCATTTGTGGGCCGAGTCGCGCCGGAGCGCAAGACTCATCAGTACCCTATGAACTGACGCCACCACGATTTTCTAATCGGGACGACCTCGATCATGTTCTCCTTGAGGATGGCGACGATCGGCGTAACACCCTTGTCGGCGACTATTTGCAACTTGCCAGTCGACGACAGCTTCACGACCTTCACAGCCGAGGCTTTTGTTCTAGGCGTCGGCTTCTTCCTGCGAGGTTTCTTCATGTCAACACCCTGTGCAGATCGACCGAGTCGGTCGATACGATGGCAGGCTTTTCGCCGCCTCGGTGAGACAGCGATCTATGCTTTTGGTCTTGCGGCATTCCACGTAGGCCAGCCCGCGCTGCTCGTCCTCGGGGCTTCGAGCGGGCAGCACCGCTCCCGGCTTGATCGCCTCGACCGGCGGTCGTAGGTGCCGGATCACGCGCCGCGGCGGCTCGACGCAGCCGGCCAGGATCAGAAGCGACAACAGAAGCAGGGCGAGCGCCCTCATGGCCCCGGAGGACTATTCCACCCCGAGAACAGCGTATCCATGCGGCCGGTCAGAGCCCAGATTGCCGCGCACAAGCCCAGGATGACGAAGCACACCTGAAGGATTTGTTGCGGGACATGGATACCGAGCATTCCGAGCACCCAGATCATCACATAGTAGGCCAGCACGACGATCGCGATGGCGAGCAGGATGTAGAGGATGCGGACCAGCAGTCTCATGGGGACCTCCTGGGCACAGAGCCCATCGGTAACGCGATGCCTACCCTATTCGTTTCCGCCCGGCTGTTCAATTATGCTCACTGCATCCAGTTGAGGACGATGTCGACGAAGTCCATGATGATCTCGCGGAGCAGGTCGAGCTTGACCGACTATCTTCCATGCATCAGATAGGCGCCGATCGCAACGGCCAACCCGGTCAGAGTCCCGGTCATCGCCCCGAACATGCCGGCCTTGAGTTTGAGCATGGCGATCTCGACACGCATTGCCCCAATGTCGTTGGTCTTGAGATCGTCGAACTTGTCGTGCAGCGAACCGATGTCTTTTTCAATCCGCACGAGTTCACCCAGGACGAGGCGGCGATACTCCGTCCATCCTTCGCCCGACGTACTTGTGACGCCGAGGCCGCTATCTTCGGATGGTGGCGACAATGACCAAGCCCTTTGTCAGCACGATCGGGTTGAGCACGACTTCGACCCTGATCTCATGCCCATCTTTGTGGGCGCCCATGATCTGCCGCCCGCGCCCCATTTGCCGCGCTACCGGCTCCTTCGCATAAAGCGCTCGGTAGTGAGCGTGCTGATCACGGAAAGCGGTGGGCATAAGCATTTCGATCCGGTGATCGAACAACTCGCTACGCGGGAATCCAAATAGCAATTCGGCCTGTTTGTTCGCGAGTTGAATCTTGCCCTCGCTGTTGACCACGATGATCGCGTCGGTGAAATCCTCGAACAGCTTCATCATGAACTCGGGATCGATGAGGTGCCTCTCAATCTCCCGGAGCTTGTCTAGGTCGTTGGGCGAATGTTCGTCTTCGCTCACTTCAGGGACTCCGTTTAGGCCTGTCGCCGAGTCCGGCGCACCACGGCGAGATAAAGCGATCCGTGCCGACCGGGAACGATCGGGCTTAGATTGATCTCGACTTCGAACTCGCGGCCGTTCTTGTGCCGCCCGCTCAGAACCATGCCGACGCCCATCGGACGTACGCGCGGGTCCTGGAAATAAGCGTCGCGATGAGCGACGTGGCGCTCGCGGACTGCTTCGGGCAAAAGCATCTCGACGGGATGATCGAACAACTCCCGGCGGGCGTAGCCGAACAGCAACTCCGTTTGCTTGTTCACAAGCTGGATGCGGGCCTGGTCGTCCACGAGAATGATGGCGTCCGGGAGTTCCTCGAACATGGCGATGGCGATGTCCGGGTCGATGAGGTGCCCGCTCAACTCGCGCAACTTGGCGATGTTTTCGTTGGTCATCCCGACACCCCGGATCGAGGAGGCGCCCTATTCATGCCATAGGTTGCCGGCCCGCACTAGACGCAAAATACACGACCGGCCGGAGGGGGGCACCGCCCGGCCGGTCGCGGACAAAGGCGGCGTGGGTTAGGCGCCGCCCGGGGATTAGGTCAGCGCGGCACCGGGAAAAGATATGCAATCTTCGCCTGGTAACGCGTGCCGGCATCGACGCCGCCCGAGAACATCGGGGCGCCGCTGGTGCCGCCAATGTTGTTGATGTCGAAGCCGCGGATCAGCCACGTCACCGACGCCGAAACGTCGACCACGCCGCCCGTTGCCGTCTCCACCAGAGCGCCGGTCGGGCCGGGCTTGCTGTTGAACACCGGCCACATCGCGCCGAGCTTGAGCATCGGACCGCACGCCACATTGGCGCCGCCCACGGCTCCAACGGTACCGGACATGCCGACGCACTCGCCGCCGCCAGCCACGTAGCTCCGCGGCGTCGAGCCGTTCACGTCCACGCCGCCGGGCGCAACCGGGGTGAACGTCGGAAAGGTGACGCCCGAAATCCCCAGGTTCGCCAGCGCAGTTTGGACGTTGGCGAACTGGCTCGTGGTTCCGCCCAGCCGGAACTCGAGCGTGCCGCTCCACCGGCTCGCCACGCCGATGGACTGATTCGCGACGGTCTGGCTCGCCGCGATGTTCTGATAGTCGAGGCAGCCCTGGAAGCCGTTCCACTGCGCGGCGTTGCCCCGCATGAAGCCCAAGCAGCCGCCGACCGTGCCGCCATCGGCCGTGAGCTTGCCGCTGACCAGCTGGTTCGCGAACAGCGCGCTGCTGGTGCTGGAGTTTTGAACGCCAGCCCCGGCCTCGATACCCCAGTAAAACCCCGGGGTGGAGAAGAAGTCGACGTACGCCGGTGCCTTGTACGGCGCCGCCGGCAGGTCCGCCGCAAGCGCCGGCGCGCAGAGCGCCGCGGCCGCGACGGTCGCAAGAATGATTCGCTTCATGTGAGTCCCCTTGTTGAGCGCGCTGCCCTGCGCGCCCGGCAAGCCGAACACCCGCGCGGGCGTCAGCACAAGGGGGCGGGAACGATTTAGTCGGACCGTGACTTTTCGGCAACAGGCGTGGGCGCGCGCAATCGCACCCATTGACCATTACGAACCTGCCATATTTGGCCCGTCGAACCGTATTTGCGCGTCCCTTCGGGATAGGCAGTCGCGCTCGCTCGCGGAGGCCAATCTGGCTGATCGTCGTCGACGAGAGATTTCATGGGACCTTGTCGGCCGCGTCGATCCCCACATTGAGGATATTCCGCACGGCCGCGTCGATTTCGGCCCGGTGCTGTTCGACCGCCTGCTCGGCCTGCCGCTGGGCGAAAATCGGGACGTGCCCTTCGGCTTGGCTGATCGCCGCATCGACGAGGGGCTTGGCCGCAGCGCAGGCGGCGTCGAGTTTTGCCTGGGATGCCATTGGGGAACCTCCTATCGGGCCAGATGGTGCGTTCTAGCGGGCGGGGGCGGCTCGGCTAGCCAAAGCCGCCGAAGCCGAGCCAGCGGGCGGCGCAGGGGCGTCGGCGGCCGCCGC